GTGGAAATCAGCGGCGAAGGCCTCGACGACATCCTGATCGAGCTCTACCGGCGGCTGCTCGACCAAGGCGCTCGTAATAAGGGATCCCGTGGCGAAACGATCGAGATGCTGGGCGTCGCGCTCCGCATCGCCAAGCCCAGGGCACGCTTGAGTCGATCCGAGAATCGAGGCAAGCCGTTCAGCGCGCTCGGCGAGTTCTTCTGGTACCTAACCCAGTCGAACAGGCTCGATTTCATCGAGCCGTACATCCCCGACTATAGGAAGGAGGCCGTCGACGGCGTTGTGCCTGGTGGGTACGGCCCCCGTCTCTTCGCCATGCGAAACGGCATCGATCAGGTCGATAGCGTCATCCGCCTGCTGCGGTACAAGCCCTCGTCCAAGCGCGCCGTCATCCAGCTCTTCAACGCCGAGGACATCGCGCTCGACTATCCTGCCGATCTCGGCACGCCGTTCCATCACCCCGAGACCCCGTGCACGATCAGCCTGCAGTTCCACCTTAGGGACGGCTCGCTGCACATGTCGGTCAACATGCGCTCTAACGACGCCGTCCTCGGATTGCCGCACGACGTCTTCTGCTTCTCGATGTTGCAGGAGATGATGGCGAGGCGCCTGGGAGTCGAGCTCGGAGAGTACCTACACTATGTCGGGAGCATGCATTTCTACGACGATCGCCACGAAACGCTCCTTGAGTATCTGGACGAAGGGTACCAGCGAACGTTCGAAATGCCTGAGATGCCGAAGGGCGACCCCTTCGAGCATGTCGACGCTCTCGTGGCCGCCGAGGGGCGGGTCCGATTGAAAGAACGGGTCGTCGCCGGCGAACTCCTGCCGGAACCTTACTGGGCCGACATCCTGCGGATGATGCAGGTGTTCTGGTCCTCAGGTGACGAGGCTCGCCTCGACGAGTTGAAGGCCGAGCTTCAAGAGCCTGCTTATCGTGCCTATATTGAGGGCCGCCGGGGAGCGAGGCTCAAGGAACCGTCGCCCCGCGAACCCGTCGACGCGAGGAGGAAGCCGGAGTGACGTGGCCGTCCTGGGCCGGGGAGAAGACGCGCATCGCGAACTCCCTGAGCCGGCACCAGCATCCTCTCCCGGGCATCGCGGCGCCCGCGGCGCTCGACTGCCTCGCCACGCAGTTCATCGCCAGCCTGCGGCGCGAGAGCTACTACCAGGTCGTCCAGCGCGGGCCGATCCATCCCCGTCGGGCCGACCCGAACGATCCCGGGTTCGATGCCGAACGCGCGGTCGCCTACCACGTGCAGAACGGCGACGTCGACGAGGCTGCCTGGCTGGTCTTCCTGATGACCCACTTCGCGCGTCCCGTGGATACCGGTTGGCTGCGCTTGCGCGACGTCTACGGTCGGCTCGGACAGGGAAGGTGGGACTGGGCGACGGTCAGCGGCAACCCCGCGGCCTTCAACGCGTGGCTCGCTGCGAATTGGCAGGGGATCCGCGGCAAGTTCGGCAACCACCGCAAGTACGAGAGCCTCCGCCCGAACGCCTCCCGTCCCATGAGCGCGGTAGTTGACAGCTACGTGAGATGGATCGGACCTGCGGGTCACGCCCGCTTTTTCGCCGATGTCGTCAGGCGGGCCGGCAACGACCCCCACGCCATCTTCGACGTCCTCTACCGCGAGCTCCCGATGCCGACCTTCGGTCGGCTCGCCCGCTTCGACTACCTTTCCCTGATCGGTCGATACCGGATCGCGCCCATAGCGGCCGGGTCCGCCTACCTCGACGGCGCCACCGGCCCAGCGATGGGAGCCCGCCTGCTCCTCGACGGGCAGGCGCGGAGCGCGACGCCGCTCCACGTGCTGCAGGCGCGGCTCGACGTTCTCGACCGGGACCTGGGCGTGGGCATGGCGGTTATGGAGGACGCTCTCTGCAATTGGCAGAAGAGCCCCGACAGGTTCGTCCACTTCAAGGGCTAGGGCAGCGCCTCGCGGATGTCGTCCCAGTTCCAACGCCGCTTCAAGGTGTTCAGGCGGTCGTAGGGGATCATCCCGCTATGCTGCATCTGGCCGACGATTATGCCCGCGGCGATCCCGACCGATACGCTGAACCGCAGCACTGCGGTGCGGTCCGGGCGCAGGACCTCGAACTCGGCACGGCGGCTCGCGGGAATGATGCAATCACGCGCGAACTCGTTCGCCTCGCGTTCGTGCTCGTCGGCGGTCGTGCCCTCGCCATCGACGAACGTGGCCCCTGCATGAAGGAGCAGGTGACCGAGCTCATGGAAGAGCGTGAACCAGAAATGGTCGTCCGAGCGATGCCGAAAGCTCATCAGGACCATGGCCTTCGTCGGCGAGAGCATCCGGGCTGCTCCGCTGGCCCTGCACCCGTCGGGCGCGCGTACGACCGACAGGGCCACCCCGACGCTGCCGAGCATGGCCCTGAGCCTCGGGAGGAAACGGGCGGGCTGGCTGATGCTCGTGAGGGTCCGGATCTCGGGAACGAGCGTGCGCAGCGCGTCGGGATCCCAGCACCCCGTTTGGATCAACGACGCCTCAAGCTCGCCAAGCCGCAGCCATGTGGTCGTGGCGCCTTCGCTGGACGAGAAGGAGTTTGACGTCCTGAAGCGCGTCTCGCTGGTCGAGGCGTAACGCCGTGCCCAAGCGTCTGGCCCGTTCACGTTGAAGAACGCCAGTCGTTGCCGCACGGCGGAGCGCTTCTCGCCCTCGGTCATTCTCGCCCGCCCGGTCGAGCCCGGGATCGGCACGCGCTCCAGCCACTCGACAAAGTGGCCTGACACGACGGCGCTGACGACCCGCTCCAACGCTTCCTCGTACCCGGATTGACGCCTGAGCCAGAAGCCCGGGGTGCCCCCGAGGACCGAGGCCAACTTGTCCGCGAGCTTGCCGTCGATCCGGACGCTGCCCGAGACCAGCCCACGCAGCGTCTCGATGCCGCCGTCCAGCGAAGCGGACACGTCCACAGCGCTCAGATTGCGTCGCTCCATGAGCGAGAGCACCGAGTCGCCCGGCTTGGAGAACCAGTCGCGTTGGAGGGACTGCTCGTGGATCATGGACAACTGACAAGCTCGACCAGCTTAAGATACCGGACCGTGGACCAGTTCGGCACGCCGTCGGCGGAGCGCTCGAATCTGACCCCGGCAGGCACGAGTGTCGCACGGAAGTAGGAGCCGATCTCCACCTCGATAGACTTGTCACCCGAGATTTTAACGCCCGGCCAGAAACCTACCATCTCTTCCGCCGTCTCGAACGCTTCGAGGTCGGCTATCGTTGCGACGAGCGCTTGGGCAGCGGGGGCACCGAATGTCGCCTCGCCCTCATCGATCTTACAGCAGAGAACCTGCTGTTCCCTCGTTTGGTAGGAGATGATCACGGTGATCCGCCGCCCGAGCCCGGCAGCACGCCGCGCCGCCCGGGAAAAGGTTTGGTTACGGGCCAGGCCAACGCAAGGGGCATGACGCAAACCCGGTCACGGATGGGCGCGGCGCGCGAACGCCGGCCTATCACGCGTCCGCTTTCAATGCTTGGACGCCGACAGCTGCCGGTCCGCTTTCGGCCACTATCGAGCGCTCGTGCCCCTTATCAGACTGCCCGAAAGCGGACGTGGCGAGGGCCTGCTTTGGGTCAGGAGTTCGCTTCAGGCTTGTTCGGGCGGATGCGCCACTTCCGTGCTTCGGTCCGCGCCGCCGGAGGGGCCGCTATTCCGCTGGCAGATGCCAATGGTGGAAGTGCGGTGAACACCGCCGCACGCGGTGTGCGCCTCGGACAACGGACCAGAGTTCGTCGCCAAGTCGGTTCAGGCCTGGATCACCGGCGTCGGCGCCCAAACAGCCTACATCGCTCCCGGCTCGCCCCGATGATCCGCGACACGAAGGTGCTGCGGGACCTGTTCGGGGACGCGAAATCTCGGGACGCCGGCTCGACGCTGACGCACAAGCAGTTTCCCGGGGGTGCTATCACTGTCTCGGAAATATAGCATCTAACATCAAAGACTTAGCCGCCTCTGGGCGGCTTTTTCTATGGGTGAAGCTCGCGCCCGATCGAGTCCAATGAAATCAACAGCTTACGGTCATTCCCCGCGGTTTCCGGGCACTTCCGTTACGCATGACTTTACGCACGAGGAGAGCAATGACCGACCGCCCCCCGAGCCCCGATGATGTCCTCTATGGTATGCCTGCAATCGCCGCCGCGTTTGGTTGGCGACAGCGGCAGGCCGAGCACCTGAAGGAGTCGCACGGCCTTCCGACCTTCAAGGTCGGAAAGACCGTCTGCGCCCGCCGCGGCGCCGTCGCTGCTTGGCTCGCCGATCGCGAGGCCGCAGGGCGGGAGCAGAAGCCGTGAGTCGCCCGCGAGAGCTTAGCGAGGCGCGCATCACTCGGATCGACCTCAACCTTGAGCCGGGCGCGATCTCGGCCGGCGTCATAGCCCGCTTCGATTTCGTCTGCGGCCCAACCCTGGTGCGCGGCGCCCGCCTTCAGCGGCACGGCATCAGCAAGGAGCTGACCGTGTTCCTGCCGAAGACACGCTTCAAGGACGAGACGATCCGCTTCACCTGCGATGCTGCCCGAGTCCGCCTTGCTGAGGCGGCCGAGGCAGCGGTGGCCGCTGCGAGCGCGAGAGCGGCGGGATGGAGGGGCGACGCCGATGGCTGACCTCTCCGCCGCGGTAGCGCAGATGCTCATCAACGGCGAGGGCATCCGCCAGGAAGACAGCCCCGACGTGTGGGTCGACGCCATCCTCGACCGATGGCCCGAGATCTCGGTCGACGAGTTGGAGCGCGGCTTCCGCATCGAGATCGAGCTTCAGCGCGCAGACGACAGCCGAAGGTGCGGACCGATCAGGGCGCCTAGAAAGCCTCGCTCACGAGCCGTGGAACACCGGGCCGAAAAGGCGAGGCACAGCCGGCTACGAGATACAGCGCAACCGGCGCCCCAGACGATTCAACCCGCTCGGATCGTGCTTTAGGCACATTCTGCCATATCACTACTTACTACAGAATCGCTATTATCAGCTTTAACCTGCATAATAGAGTTAGCGAGGGCCTCAGAAAGCTGGGCCGATGTCGCATGGCTAAGCCATTTCCAGGCCGCCCGCGCTGCCGTCTCAAGACGATCAGCGAGATCTGAGGGGGCCCGAGTGGCGCGTATGTCCTCGATCAAGGCGTCAACCTTGCCGCGAATATAGTCAGAACTTATTGAAGTGCCATGCGGATCTGCAAGGCTTGATAGCTCGAATTCGAGAAGAAACCCCTTCATCCCAATGCTTTTGAATAATATTTGCAGTTCATTTCTGGTAGTATGACGAAGTGACTTGTACATACAATGCGCGCTAACGGATAGAAGCACGCACCTCAAGTTGGCAAATGGGTTGAGATTTCCGAGATGTTCGTACATGTGGCGCTGGACCTCCGATAGATCGTTGATGGGTTTTGTCCTAAATAATATTTAGATCCATAAACAGGCGTGGCATAGTCCACGGAAATGGCCAAACAAAATCAGCAAGCGCGCCGGCTAAAAATTTTTCGGCACTGGGTTTGAGCATCAAGCTCTGTATATTCTTATGATACTTTCGAAAGTCAGCATCAGCGACGGATTGTCATCGAGGTTCCGCTCTGGATTGCGTAGGACAGACCTGAAAATTCACGCATGATTAGACACCGGCGGCCGAACGGAGATGCGCTTGCTCACAAGGGATGAGTATCAAACTCACCTAAATTGATAGCTTCAACCGCATTGAGAATGCTGTGCCCTGAGGTCATCGGTTGCTAACCTACAGCGCCATCACAGAGGCTATCGCCGTCGTGGACGATCTGGGCGAAGCGATAGACCGCTTCCTCTAACAGGTTGTTGAAGTCGTGGATGTTGACTGCAGGACGTCGGCGGCGTGGCCACGACCATCGTGATGAAAAGGTGGCCTCAGAACGTGAGGCCCCAGGCTCCCGTCACCAGGGCCGCGGCGAACAGGGGAGCCCCGTACCCATCGGCGACGAACGCGATGGTGGCGATGGCGCCGGTGGTGACGTGACACGCCGGTGCCGTGCCGACGGTGAGACGCAAGAGGGCGTGCATCACGCCTCCTGCGGGGTGTCTAGCTGCGAGACGATCTCGACGAGCTCGACGTGGGGGATGACGAGCCGGGCCGTGGCTAGCGCCTTGAGCAGGCCCAGGCGGGCGGCGGCGGTACGGACCTCGTCGGCCGCGGCGGCGCGCTTGCCGGCATACTCTGCCAGGTGGCGGCGGACGCCTTTCAGGGCGCGCGAGATCTCCTGCCTGCAGATCGGCGCCGGCACGGTGACGGCCGACGAGCTGCGCGAGGCGGATTGGATGGCCCGAGGATAAGCAGGAGGGGCGCATGCCCGGTTCGAACGGCGCCGCTCGCCGCCCGCTCCTGCCGATGCACTCCGCCGGCCCCTACAGCACCTACCGCCTGTTCGAGTGGTGCATGGCGACGATGATGGTGCTGAACGCCTTCACGGTCGCCATACCGGGGGACACGATGAAGCGCAACGCACTGAGGCCGATCGCCGAGATGGGCTTCAGCGAGGCCAACACGGCGCTGATCTTCGGATGCGCCAGTAGCGCGCGCGTCATGGCGCTGTTCCTCAACGGCTACATCAACAGCCATGGGCCCCTGCGAACCTGTGGGGTGCGAACCCCGATTTGAATTCTGGCGCCGCGCGGGACCTTTGCCGCCGGGACTTGAAGTTCTCGCCCCTCCCGGTAGGACCCGTGACCCCCACCCCCCTTCCGGGCCTGTTGGACCCCGGGGAGGGCAGGACGGGGACCGGGGCTGCCCAGCCCCCGAGGGGATCAAGCCTCATGCGTCGCCGCACCCGGCCAACCTCGCGGCCCCCCGTGCAACCGACAATCCGGATCCCGAACCTTGCCTCACGGCCTCACACGACAAGGCCCCTGGAGGGGGCTGGGCGGGCCTCGATGGGGACGGGGTGAGAGGGGCCGGGACGGGGGACGGGCCTGCCTGGCGGGCTCCCAGGGTCTCAGACGGCAGGCGGTGCCAACCGGTTGGAGAGGGCCTGGTGCACGGCCTCGCGCTGCAGCGGGACGCCCCTGTTCGTGCGCCCGCGCAGGTGCCCCAGGGCGCGCCTGAGGATGTCGTCGAGCCGCACGGAGGGGCGGAGCGCGCCATGCCCCGACGTGCCCTGCAGGGCATCCCGGAGGGCGTCGACGAGGGCGGCGTCGAGAGCCCGCGGATCGGGCGCGCCTGCCTCCCTGCGGGCGGCTCGCTCGGCGCGCTTGCGGTCGCGGTCGGCCTCGCGCCGGGCACGGGCGGAAACGGTGGGGGGATGGGGCATGGCAGGGGAGAGCATCATGGCCCCCGGATCTTGCCTACGGCCTTGGCAAGGCACCATGCCCCCCTGAAACGACAACGCCCGCCGCGGGGTCACCGGGCGGGCGAAGGTCTGGTCGACAGTGTGGTGCAAAGTAGACCCGAGCAGAGATCTCTCGATCCCAGGACTCAATGTAGACGGGCCTCGGGCGAGGAACAAGGCAGGTAGCGGTAGGGGTCTATACCGACCTTGGCGAGGCGGGCGAGTGCCTTGGGCCGGTTCAGGGGCTTGAGGCCGCCGGGGAAGAGCTTGCGCCCCTCTCCGACCTCCTCGTTGAACATGTACTGGGCGTACTCAATGTCCTCCCACTCGCAGCCCATGGGGCCGAAGGAGGCGCCGTTGCGGTTCGAGGCGCGGCACGACCTGGCATGTTCGTACAGGGCGAGAAGGCGCGACAGGGGGCCGTGCATCAGCCAGGTCGGGGTCTGGGGCTGTGACGCGGCCTGGGCCTTGCGGCGTCTGGGGCGGGCCTCAGGGGCCTTGGCGGCGGGGGCGGACGGTGCGAGGGTCTCGGGCGGGGCGGGGTGGGCAGGGCTGGCGTAGCCACCCTTTAGATTACGTGCCGTTTCTGAGACACCCTCCGAGACGGTCTCCTCCGACGGGACGGGCTCGCCCACCGCCTCGGCCGGGTGGGCATCGAGGGCGCGGTAGACCGTCGCGCGCGAGCAGTCGAGCAGGCGGGCGACCTCGGTCAGGGGCAGGTCCGTCGCCCCTTGGATCTCGCGGGCCAGCCTGGCGACCTCGGCGAGGGTCTGGGCGTGTTCGGCGCGGGCCGTGGCCCCCTCGCGCTGGCGCCGGGCCGCGGACCGCTCGGTGGCCGTGCGGACGGGCGCGTCGGGGCGGAGCAGGGTCAGGCCGAGTTCGTCGCACAGGTCGGAGGGCAGGTTCAGGTCGGACCGGACCTTGTCCAGCTTCGGGGTGTAGAGCGGGCTGTAGGCCCTGCCCTGGTGCATCCGCACCTCGCCGGCCTCGTGGGCACGCAGGCGCTTGGCGACCGACCCGAGGTAGGACCGGAGGGTCTCCTGCGTGAGGCCGTTGCCGACGACGTAGGGGCCGAACTCCATCGCCCAGGAATCTGCGTCGCCCCCAACGCCGGTCCGCGCCCGGGCGACGGCGACGTGGAAGCAGAGCAGGTCGCGCTTCTCCAGCCGGGCGAGACGCTCGGGACCGATGGCCAGGACGCGGAGGAGCTCGGCCTCGACGGCGCCCCACAGCCCGCGGGAATGCGTGCGCAGGCGCGACGGCGCGACCGGCTTGCCCTCGGCCCGGGCCTGCGCCTCGCGGGCGGCCCGGCGCGCGTCGCGCTCCTCGCGGTACAGCGTGGTCTCGGCGCGGGTGAACGGGAACACAGCGTCCGCGAGCGTGTCGAGGTCGTGGCGCTGCACGTCCTCCCAGCTCTCGGGCCACAGGAGGCGGACGCGCTCGCCGCTCTTCTCGTTCGTGCTGCCGGCGACGCGGTGGACGCGGGCCATGTCGCCGACGGACCAGTCGAGGTCCATGCCGGCCCAGATGGCGGCGTTGGCGGCGGCCTTGGCCTTCACGCGCTCGATGTTGGCAGCGCCGGTCTGGACGGCCTCGCCCCACAGGCAGCAGATGAGGCGGCGCACGCGGGCCTGGACGCGGGCCTTGAGGGGGCGGCGGGACAGCCACACGCACCACAGGCCGCGGCCCGAGAACAGGATGTAGGAGGGCCGCGGGATCCCGGCGGCATCCATGCGGGCGAGCAGGATGCCGGCGATCTCATGGGGCGGCATCCCGTGGAAGGGCGAGCCCGAGGAGATCTCGCAGTCCGCCCACATCAAGGCATTCACGCGCGCGAGGGCGTGGGCGCCGCGGCTCTCGTAGTGGCGCTGGAGAGAGATGTGGGAGGCGGCGTGCGCGGCCGGGTCCTTGACGAGCTCGCGCGTGCGGAGATGAACGCCCTCGGCGAACTTGCTGTCGACGATGACCGTGGCGTTGCCGCGGGCGTGGGGGGCGTGGAGGGTGCGGAGGTGGGCGAGCTTGGCCTGGAGGGCGGTGCGCTCCTCCTGCTCGCACAGCAGCGTCTCGACGTCGGGCCGGTCCATGAGGACGGACGGGGCCGGCGGGACGGCGTAGGGCTGGCGAGGGGGGAGTGGCATCGGGCTCTGCTGGGCGTCGCAGGGCACCACACCCGCGAACCTGCACAGTGTGGGTCGCGTCGCGTCCTTTCACAAGCGTGGCGGTTCGGTCCCGAGGGTCCGAGGTTAACGCCCCGAAACCTTCCCGCGCGAGACCCTCAAACACGCCCCGCCAGGCCGCGTGGGTCGCCGCCACGCCATGCCGCGCGCACCGGCCGGTAGGGGAAGGACCGGCGATGCGATCCTGACCCCCTGACGGGCATCCAGGAGCCTCGAAAAAATCTTGGGCAATCCCTCGCGGCACCGCAGCACGGCCGGCGGTTGCCGGTTGCATGCGGCACTGAGTGGGGGATCACCCCCATTGAAATCATGTTGTTTTTTGGCGGTGTGTGGCTCTGGCACCGCTGGGCCGCCCACCTCCGCGTGGAGGAGCGCGAGGCCGAGCGCGCCAGGATCCAGGGTGAGCTCCGCCTCGGCTACCCGCGTCAGTAAAGAGAACCGAACACCAGTTAGCTACGCAGCGGCCCGGGGATAACTCTCCCGGGCCGCTTGCGTTTGGGCGAGGCCGTCCCAGGCTCATTAACCATGGATCCGAACGCCCAACTCGCCCTCGTCATCGTTGCCGGCCTCCTCGCCTTCGCAGGGCTTTTCCGCCCCGAGGTCAGGAAGAAACTCGGCGACCTGCGAGCCCTCACGTTCCCGGGAGGCTCCGCTGACCTGACCGGCGGCGAGGCGGCCGCCCAGATCGAGGCGCAGCGGCACGCCCCCGAGGCCGAGAAGCTGCCCGTTCCATCACCGGAGCCCGGCGAGAGACTCCCGGAGCTCCCGCCCCCCAGCCCCGTCTACGGACCGCTGGAGGCCGAGTTGCGCCACCGCATCGAGACCGTCGTGCCCGGCGGTGTGGACGTTCAGATGGCATGGGCCGTCCGGATCGCGGTGGCGGCGCAGGTCGAGCGCGATCACGAGCAGACTTATAGGTTAATATTCGGGAGTCAGATAACGGCCTTGAAAGAGTTGAACGTCCGAGGGCCCATAACAGTCGCGCAGGCCAAAGAGATCTATGCCCTCACCGCCGTGCGCAACAATCCTGATATATTCAAGCCTGAGACCTTCGAGGCGTGGGGCGATTACTTGCTCACGCGTGGGCTTGTGGCCGTTGAACGCCAGCCCGTCGACGATGATACTCGGGCCGCGCTTACACCGTTGGGGAAAGATTTCTTGATGTTCCTGACCGGGCGCGGCCTGAGCGAGCACAAGTGGGGATGAGGTCGGACTAAGCGAGCGCTTAGTTCTGCCGTCCCGCCCCCGGAAACGAAACGATCGCTTAGTCGCCCGTCCCGAGGTCGGCGGTCCCCGAGGCGCATGCCTTCGTGTTGGCGGCGAGCTCGCCGTTCGGGAACAGAACCAGACGGCCGAGGCGCCCGACGTCGACCATCACCATCCCCATGGACAGCACCGCGACGCCTCGCGCCGTGCGCGCCGACCACCGCCCCGTCCGGGTGTCACGGATCTCGCACCGTACCCGCACGCGCCACTCGCCCGGCGCCGCTCGCTTAAAATCCAGCCCCGTCGTCACGTTGAGGGGGCCGCGGCGCTCGACCGTCCCAGCGGACCACAGGGCCTGATCCATGACGCCGGCGCTTGCCGGAGCGGCCGCCACGAGGGCGACCACGAGACTGATGGCGCGCATGCTCAGATCTCCACCACGAGGGCCGGATCCCAGCCCGGGTTCTCGATCTCCTGCGAGGGCGCCCGGTGGCGGGATCCCGCGCTCTCGGTGACGTAGCCGCGGGGGTTCGCGACGATCCGCGTGCCGCCGACGACGTAGTCACGGCACTCGTGGATGTGGCCGTGGATCCAGAGCGCCGGCGCGTGCGATCCCTCCAGGATGGCGCTCAGGTCGGAGGCGTAGGCCGCGTCGAGAGGCGTCCGCCAGCCGCCGCCGCGCAGGCTCCGCTCGTGCGGGGCGTGGTGCGTGACGACGACGGTCGGACCCGCGTACGGCTCCGCCAGCGCGGTCTCGATGCGGCGGCGCTGCTCGCGATGCAGGCTCCCGGAGACGCGCGGCAGGAACGCGCTGTAGTCCCGCGGCCCGCGCCGCCACTTGATCCGCCGGACGTCGCGCATCCCGCCTGCCCGAACCGCCCCCTCAGACGTTGCGCGGGCCCGCTCCTCGGGTCGCAGGTCCCAATCCGTCCAGAGGGTCGCGCCGACGAACCGGACCCCAGCGAGCACGACCGTCTCGCCCTCGACGAGCAGGTGGATCCCGGCGGCGGCCGCCAGTTCGCGCGCCTCGGCGACCTCGCGCTGGTACGTGCAGCGCCAGAAATCGTGGTTGCCGGGCACGTAGACGACGGGCCCCGGGAAACGATCCCGCAGCCACGGCAGGACGCGGTCGCAGAGCTTCTCGGACACGTCCCCGGCGATGACCGCGACGTCGTGCGGCGGCGGGTCGAGATCGAGTGGGCAGACGTCGAGATGCAGGTCCGAGAGGACCCATAGGCGCGCGGTCATGGCGGGAATCCTCCGGCCGGCGCTAGAGGAGCGCCCAGGCCGTTCCGTTGCTTGTGAATACGATCAGTCTACAGGCCAATACTTGATGAAACCCTGGGCGCACCGTGAAAACCTCGGCGTGCCAGGGGCTGTAGCCGACCTCGACGGCGCCCTCGGGGACGCCGGCGAAATCGGTGCGGCTGCCTCGCGCGACCGCATGGACCGACCGGACGCCGGTGCGCAGGCACGCCGCCCGGCCGCCGGGCTGCACCACCAGCCGCACGTCCCGCAGCGCGATCTCGGGGACGTGCGCGACGACGCGGCCGCCCTCGCGCACCGACCAGCAGCCGCCCGCGCGCCGGAGGTTGCGGTAGACGTCAGTCATCGAGGGGCGGCACGGGCAGGGGCGCGAACGCCATCGCCACGTTCTCCGCCTCCGCGGCGACGGCGGCCGCCTCGGCCGGGGACAGCATGCCGGCCCGGACGAGCCTGCCGGCGCGCAGGACGCGGGCGCGGAGCCCCCTGCCGGAGAGCGGGCAGATGCGCCCGCTCTCCCACGCCGCCTTGATCCGCGCGGCCGCCGCGGCGACGGGATCACCGGGGCTCACGGCGCGCCTCCTGCAGGTGCGGGAGGCCGAGGGCCCCGTTGAAGGCCTTGTTCGCCGCCACCAGGGCCTCGGGCCCGGTGATGGCGCGCTGGTCCGCGAGGCGGATGACGTGGAGCATGTAGGCCTCCATGCCCTGCGCCGCCTCGGGGTGGACGGTACCCGCGGCACGGTGGGCGCGGAGGGTCGACAGCAGGTAGTCGAGGACGGGAGCGTGCATGTCCTGTCCTCCCGTCAATGCCGCGGACCATGGGCGCGGCTGTCGAGGCAGACCGCGACGCATGCCGTGAGCTCCCGGAGAGAACCGCCGCGCCAAAATGCCCGCAGGCTCTCCATCTCGGCCGCGTCGAGGACGGCCTCGGACGGGTGCATGCCCCGCTCGCGGCAGAGCGCCTCCGCTATCTGAGGCGCGAGGGCAGCGAGGTGCTCCCGGCCGGGACGCGGCACGTGGATGATGCGGCAGCGGTCCCGGAGCGGGCCGGCGACGCGCGCGAGCTCGTTCGCCGTGATGACGTACGAGACGGGCGACAGGTCGACCTCGCACTCCAGGTAGACGTCGTATAGCCGGCGCGCTGAGGTCGATTCGAGGTACGGCAGCAGCGTCGAAACGAGGCTTCCGTTGTGGTCCCCCGTCGCCGCCTTGTCCCCCTCGTCAATCACCACGAGCACGTTGGCGCGCCCCACCCGCCGGATGGCCTGCAGCGGGACGCTCGCGCGGCCCGTGTGGTAGGCCCGGGACGTGCCGCCGAACATCCCGTCCGCCACTCCGCCCGCGCCATAGAGCGTCGACGGCAGGCCCAGGATCTCGCCGAGCGCGAGCGCGGCGGACGTCTTCCCGGAGCCGGGCGGCCCGACGAGCAGCAGCGGCCGGACGCGGGCGTAGGGCGCCCCGACGAGATCGCCGGCGACGGCGTCGGCGAGGGCCGGTGCCCACGGCACGCGCCGCAGTAGGGCGGCGTGGACGGCCTGCGGGTCCGGCGCCGGCGTGACGGGCAGGACACGGTCGGCGACGTCACGGAACTCCGCCCGCGGGCCCGCCCGCGTGTCCGCGAGGTGCGTCAACGGCCCCGCCACCCGGACGCCGGCCGGGGGCGCCGCCTCGGCCTCTCCCAGGTCGAGGGGGTCGAAATCGGGGTCGCGCGGGTCCGCGCCCGTGTCGTCGCGGACCGGGCCCCTCCGGACCGCGCCCCGGAGGGCGGAGCGGCTCTCGCCCCGGTCTAGCGCCGCCCAGAACCGCGTGACCTCGGCCTCGGCGAGGAGCTCCTGGCCCGCTCGCTCGCGCAGGACGGCGCGGTGGACGGGCTGCTGGGGATCGTGCGTGCCGAGCAGGTTCTGATGCGCCACGTACGAGAGCTCGGTGCGCGTAAGCATCAGAGCCCATCGCTCGCAGTCGTCGAACGAGCCGCCCAGCGAGACGTCGGCCTCGTGCATTGCCCGCACGGCGCAGTCATAGTCACCGAGCCACGCGGCACTCAGCCGGCAGCGCGAGGCATGCTCCCGGCAGTCCTCGCGCACCGCCTTCGTGAGCCGGGTGTCGGCGGCGGCCTCGGCGAACGCCTCTGCCAGCGCGGCGGCGAGGGGCGCGGTGACGGTGCCCTCGTCGAGCGCGGCCAGGGCGTCGCGCAGGCCGCGGGGGAGCCCGTCCCGCCGGAGCGAGCGCGACCACGCCAGGAGGTCGGCCCCGGGGTGATTCCAGTACAGGGGCCAGCCGTCTAGGAGCTGGCGGAGGGTGGCGGGGAAGGTGACGGTGTCGGGGGGCGTGGACGCGTCGCGCTGCGCCCGGGCGCGCTGAGCGCGCCGGATCTCGTCGGTCATCGGATCCCTTTCCGGAGACGCCCCGTGTATCACCGCGGGCGTGCTATGAGGTCCTGCTCGCCGGCTTAGGCCGCACGTGACAGGCCCCCTTGGATACCGCGCGACTCGTTAAGATTTTGTCTCTAGCCCGAGGCGGATACGTCGAGCCAGGTCGGTCTCCTCGCGGATCTCCTCGACGAGGCCCTGGGCCGCGCGCAGGACGCCATGGAGCCGGCGGTCGAGGTCCTCGCGGTCGCTGTGCGAGAGCACGCCGGACCGGTGGTGCTCCTCATCGTCGCTGCCCATCTCGTCCCATACCGTTGCGACGGCGAGCAACTGGTACCCGACGGCGCGGGGGTGGTCGACGTACGCGGCGGACCCGAGCAGCTTCAAGACGGGCGTGGGCAGACCGAACTTGATGATCCGGTCGCGCTGGGCCGTGCGCTGCCCGAGCCGCGTCACGGCGACGAGGGGCGCGACCCACAGGTCGCCCCACAGCCTATTCGCCGCCGCCACGACCGCCCGCAACAGTGCCTCGGCGAGCACGGCATGCTCGACCGGCCGGCCGTCGACATAGGCCTGCCTGCCCTCGTACGAGAGGACCGCGCCCATCGTGGGGACGCGGCGGGTGAGCTTCGCCAGGCCGACCGACCCCACGCGGCCGACCGGTGTCCCTGGGATCCGGGGATCCTCGGGGACGGGGCAGAGCAGGATCTCCTCGATGTCCATCAGACCGTCCAGAGCGTAAAGTAGTGGACCACCACGAGGAGGCGGCCATGGTTAACACGGTCGCCGACGCCGGAGGCCGAATGGTTCGTATACGCGACATCGCGGGGATGGGGCGGTCCGGATGTCGCGTATAGAGGCCACTCTCGGAATCGCATGGTTAACGCGGTCGCCGACGTCGGCCGCCGGGCAACTCATATAGCTAGGGTCGGGCGCCCTAGGCCCCCGGATAACTCATTTACGAGTTCATCCAGACCCCTCACCGCCGTCAACATGGTTACCGCAACCGGCGGCAGGACCCCTGTTCCCGGCCCGCGCCGAGGGTAGCCTGATGGGCATGAAGAAGGCGCATCCCATCCGCTGCCGGGCGCTCGCCGCCCGCCGTGCCCGTCCCTACGACCCGTTCATCGACGGCGACATCCGCCCGAGGATCCCGGGGCTGCCCAGCTTCGAGCCGCTCGAACTCGTCGCGCTGCCAGCCGGGGAGGCCGCCACGCCGCCGGCGTCCGGGATGCAGTTCGACGCCGAGGGCAACCCGACCGCCTACGTCATCCCATTGGATCCGCCGGCCCGCACCCGCGACGCCGACCTTCCCGCCGTGGGGTCCTTCCATGGCTGAGATGACCTACGAGGAGTGCATCCGCGCCACCATGGCCCGCATGTGCGCCTCCCTCGACCTCTCCTGCGAGGAGGTGATGGCCGAGCGCGACCGTGACAAGCGCGAGCGCCTGCGGCGGATCTGGCGGGAGATGCAGGACCTCGCGAGCACGAGGGCGGCCGCCCTGTCGCCAGGCGCGGTGACCTACTCGGTGGGCAGCACGGACAAGAAGCTAGCCCGCGAGCTGGCGCGCCGGCTCGACAGCGGCCGCCCGTTCACCCCGCGTCAGTGCCAGGTCGCCGCCTACCTGGCATGGCGCTACCGCCGCCAGATCTCGGGGCGCATCGTTCCGGGCGGCCCAGTCGCGAAGCCGTAGGGGCCGCAACGCATGAAGACCTCGATGTACGACTTCTTCCTCTCGCGCGCCGACGGCGCCCACATCGCGGCGTGGCAGATCGGGGATCGGACGGTCTCGGAGGATGAGGCCCGGCGCCGGCTCTCCATCATCGAGCTCTCGTCGGAGGACTGGGTGAACCCGGAGGGGGGCGAGCCGGGGGACCGTGACGACCTCGACATGGAGACATTCGGCGCGCAGGCTTGGACCGCCGAGCGGGTGCTCTTCACCATCGGCACATACGAGGGCGGCATGTGGGTCTACGGCGCTCCGCGCCATCCCCGGACACGGTGACCTGACGGGCCCAAGCGGTTACGAATCGCTCGGCTTGAGAGACCCTGGCCGCGCGGTTCCCGTGCACGGCGGCCGCGCCCCGGCCGGGGGGCTTGCCGCGGCATGAGAGGGGTCCCCGGCGCGAACCGGGGCCCCTTCTGATTTCACACGAGCGAGGGAATGCCGGGGCCGGACGGGGGAATTCATCCGAGCGTCTGAACCTCGGGCGGCCGCCCCACCGGTGTAGCGCGTCCCCGCCCAAACCCCGCCCAAGGCCCGGAAACGACAAAGGCGCCCCGGGGGCGCCTTGCGGAAAAACGTTTATTCTGTGGGGGTTATTTGGTGGGCGCACTAGGGTTCGAACCTAGGACCCGCTGATTAAGAGTCAGCCAGTCTGCGCGTTTCCCAGCGGCGGAACGTTTACCGAACGCGTAGTAAAAGCCCTTTCACTTCCGATAGCTGTGCGGGGCGCGCCGCGTAGCCTTGAAAGGGCAACGGGTTAGGGTGTTCTCATGCTCCCGCCCGAACCCGCCCGAGTTTTGAGCCGCCCGGATGCCCCGCCTCGACCTGAACCTGAGCCACGTCCGGGACGCCAAGAAGGACGCCAAGCCCGGCGCCAAGGCCTATGACATCATCGACACCCGGGCACGCGGGCTCCTGCTCCGCGTCGGGCCCCGGGGATGCCGCTGGGCCTGGAAATTCGAGTTCGACCACCGCACCCGCCGCATGGACCTCGGCGACGTGGACGAGTGGAGCATCGAGGACGCACGCACCGTGGCCGGCGAGGCGACGAAGCTCATCCGCGAGCGCCGCGGCCTGCCGGACGCCGCGTGGCTCGCCGCGCAGCGCGCCCGCTTCGGGAAGGCACCGCCGCCGGACGGGACCGTCGGGCTGCCACAACCGTTCAAGGCGTCGCCTGAGCCCAAGCCCTGGCAGGCCATCCCCGACTTCCTCGCGTGGACCTACAGGGACGCCGTCGAGCGCTACCTCAAGCACGTCGCCGAGACGAAGCGGGTCGGGACGCTCAGGGACTACCGGAAGACGCTCAATCACCCGGCCTTCGACGAGCTCAAGCGCCTGCCCGTCTCCCGCATCACCGTCGACACGATGCAGAAGATCGTCGACGGCGTCGCGAAGGCCGGCCATCACACCAGCGCGGTCGGCATGACCGTGAAGGTGAAGACCTTCTGGAAGTGGCTGGCACGCCCGGGCGTCCGCGAGGGCTCGATGATCACGACCGAGGTCATGGCGCCGTTGCACAAGCCGGACCGCATCCGCCAGGTCGCCGCCCCCGGCGCGGCGCCCGCGCCGTCGAAAAAGAAGCGGCACTTCCCGCTCATGCCCGAGCTCGGGCGCCTCGTCGCCCTGGCCCGGACGGGGGCGTTCGAGCCAGCCTACGACGTCGCCATCTTGCTGCTCGTCCTGGCGGCTCAGCGCAACCATGCTGTCTGCTCGGCCGCGCGAGACGATTTCCAGGACTGCGACGAGGAGCCAGGCTGGGGCGTGTGGCGCATCCCGCCGCTGCACCGAAAGGGCGCCTCCGAGGAGGACGAGCAGGAGGAGCGGACGCACGCCGTCCCTCTGCCGCCCGCCGTGTGGGCCGTCGTGAAGGCGCGCCTCGCGACCCTGCCCGGGCAGCACTGGCTGTTCCCCGGCATGCGTCCGCGGAAGAGGGGCGCTCCGGTCGGGCACATGAGCGAGAGCACCCTGACGCACCATTTCGACGCCATGCCCGGCATCGTGGCGAGCCCGCACGACCTGCGCCGGGCGCTCCGGAGCCAGGGGCGCAAGCTGCTGCGGGTGACCCCGAAGGAGCTCTCGTTGATCCTCGACCATGCCGAGGGCAAGGCCGGGTCGGTGACGGAGGCGCACTACAGCGACGACGAGCAACTCGACGTCAAGCGTCCGATCCTGGAGCGCTGGTGGGAGATGGTCGAGAAGCACGCCGGCGCCGCGGCGCCGGACCTGCCGTCGGTCGAGGAGATCCGCGCCCACGTCAGTCGAGAGAAGCAGCGCCAGAAGGGCCGCGTCCAGGCTGAGGCCGAGGCAGCCTGACAGGTCGGGTTAAGCCTTCCTTCACCACGGCCGGGGTTGGCGCCGCCACCCCCGTTGACCGCTCGAATCCCGAGCTGCGATCCTTCCGTCAGTCGCCGCCTGAGAGGCCCCGATGAAACCGCGCATACGCCCCTTACCGACCGAGACCATCCCCCCGGGGGCGTGACGCCGCGCGCGCAGCCCCCCGCCACGGAGGCTGCCCATCATGAAGACCCAATCCAACACCTTCTTCACCGCCGACCACCACTTCGGGCATGAGGGCGTCATCCGCATGTGCGGGCGCCCCTTCACCGACGCCCGCGAGATGGACGAGGCCCTGGTGCACGCCTGGAACGCCCGCGTCCGCCCCGGCGACACCGTGTGGTTCCTCGGCGACTTCGCCATGGGCTCCAGCCCGGACCGGTGCCGGGAGCTCTTCGCCCGCCTGAACGGCACCAAGCACCTCGTGCGGGGCAACCACGACCGGCAGCGCGTCCTCGACCTGCCGTGGGCGTCCCAGCACGACCTCGTACAGACGACCGTCGACGGCGTCCGCCTAGTCCTCTGCCACTACGCCATGCGGTCGTGGCCCGGCGTCTGGCGCGGGTCGATCCATCTCTACGGGCACACCCACGCCACCCTGCCGCCGACCACGCAGTCCTGCGACGTGGGCGTCGACGCGTGGGCGTACCGGCCGGTGACGCTCGCCGAGATCCGGGAGCGCCTCGCCGGCGTCGAGGAGGAGCCCGAGGAGAAGCGCCGGGCCCGCGAGCGGGACGAAGAGGGCGACGCGTAATGAGAGAGGGCCCCCGGAGCGCTCCGGGGGCCCTCTCCGTCAGGGCATCAGCACGTCCGCCGTTCGGGCCGCCTCGTCGGCCTCGGCGTGCAGGGCTCGCGCCCGCTGCCAGAGTAGACCCACCAGGGCGGGGCGGACCCAGGCCGGGATCTCGCGCTGCCCGAGAGCCCAGCGGCTGACGAGGCGCTGGTCTAGCTCCTCGCGGGGGCCGTCCGGATGGAGTGGTCCGAGCGCCCGGGCGAGGGGCCGGCGCCAGTCGTCGCCGGCGAGCGCCCGACCGGCGCGTGCGAGGAGCTCCGGGTTCACAGCGACGGCCCGGCCGCGACGGCCTCGGCCTCGGCCTCGGGCTGCGCCTTCCGGGTCCTGCTCTTCGGCGGCGTGTAGCCCGGCGGCGGGACGCGCGGGCCGCGCTCACCGGCGGCCTTGGCCGCGTCCCGGTGGCGGTCCCATTCCCGGCTCTTCCCCATGCGGATGCCGCGCGCGTGGATGTCCGCCAGCATGTAGATGATCCGGGGGGTCATGGACCCGTCGATGGTCTCGACCGCCCGGTCGATGTCGTTGCGGATGAGGCGGAGCGAGCCATGCCGCTCCTCCGCGCGGTAGTCGGGTGCCAGGCTCTCGTTGAGCCGGTCGAGGTCGAGGGCGGGGCGCTTGGCTTGGATGAGGGCCTGCCCGCGGGCCTCCAGGATGTCGGCGACCTGGGCGGCGATTCGGTCGCTGATGGGGGTGTGCTTGGTCATGGATGCCGGTTTCCCTTGCTGAGCGGGCGGCAGCGCCATCCCGCGTGAGTGTAGAGTACGAAGGGCCAAGCATGCCGCAAGCGCCCTCAGTCCTCCCCCGCGAATCGCAGCCATGCGACGATGAGGCGGGCCCGGCCGGCGACGCGGGCCCGCGTGACGTCGTCGAGGCCCGCCACGGCCCGAGCCGCGGCGGTCTCGTCCCCGGCGAGGAGCGCGTCGGCCAGCGCGTCGACGCGCCGGGTCTCCTCGCGCCAGGCGGCGGCGGTCATGGCGTGGCGTCCCCATCCCCGCGGGCGGCGATGCCGGCGGCGAGATCGCGCCGGCGGGCGGCGACGGCGGCCCGGGCCGCGAGGAACGCCGCGTCCGTCTGGGGCACGTCGGGCGCGTTGTCGACGACGAGGCGCGGGCGGCGGGCACGCCACCAAGCGCGGCGCTCGGCCTCGTCCCGGTCGTGCTGCATGATGATCTCGTCGAGCGTGGGCGGTGGCGCGTCCGGGTCGTCGCCGCACGCCCGGGACAGATCCGCGTAGATCTGCTCGACGCTGACGTTCTCGTTGTCGGGCGTCGGGTGCATCAGGACCTCCCCGCTGCGGCGACGTCGGCGCGGACCCAAGCGATGGCCTCGTCGCGCGAGAGGCCGGTGTCCCGCGCCAGCGTGACGGCGAGCGACAGGTCGGCGAGCGGGAGCCGCCCGGGCGGCAGGTCGACGTAGACGACGAGCTCTGTCCCCCTGTCGGCGGCCGGGGCGGCCGCACTGACCTGCACCTCCTTCGGCTTCCGGGGGCGACCGCCGGCCGGCAGGCCCAGGCGCTGCCATGCCTGGTAGACGGCGTTGACCGTGACGCCGTAGCGCGCGGCGAGCATCGACGCGGGCTGGTCGCCGGCGTGGTCGAGGCGCAGGGTCTCGACGTCGGGCATGCGCCCCCGGGCGCGGACCGTCAGGACCGGCGCGGCGCTTCCCTCGGTCGGCTGGGGCGCGGAGGCCTCCGGCGCGGCGGGCAGCACGATCTCGGACGTGGGGGAGAGGAGTGTCACAGGGGCGGCCTCGGGCGCGGGGGCGACGGGTGGCGATTCGGGGGCGACGGTCAGTCCGAGGCCCGGGAACACCGCGGCCACGGCGGTCGGGTCCTCCCCGGCCAGGGCGGCGCGCAGCGCGTCGCCGACCGGCGGCAGGACGTACCGGCCGGTCGTCGGTTGCTCGGGGACGAGGCGGAGCGCGGCGCGGATCACCCGCCCGACGGCGGCCTCGTGCGCGTGCATCGCGTCCCGCTCCGCGATGGCCGCGGCGTCGCCCCGGTTGGCGGCGTGCCCGATCCGCGCAGCCCGGCCGCGCTCCTCGGCCGACACGCGCACGTAGTCGAGGCCGCGCATGTCGAAACACGAGCGACCGCCATTGTCGTAGATCCCGGCGGCTCGCTCGCCCCGAGTCGTGCTGCCGAGGACGTAGGAGGCCTCGACAGCGACGGCGGCATCCTCGTCCGTGTATGAGCGGGCGCGGCGCGCCCGCGGGGCCTCGCCCATGACGGCGCGTCCGGTCCGGGCGATGGCGCAGAGCGTGCGCTCGTCCATCCAGTGCCACCGGGCGGCCGCGGCCTCCAGGCCGTGGGAGGCGACGAGGCGCGCGACGGCCTCCGGCTTGGGCCGCATGTAGGCGGCCTGATCGACGCACGTCACAGCAAGGTCTCCTGGGTTGGGGCCGCGGCGCGCGGCAGCCGGGGCGCCGGGCGCGGCGTCGGCGGGAAGGGGCGGACGGCGACGACGGCCGGGCGGGGCTCGGGCGCGAGCGGCGCGAGGGGGACGAGCGCCGGGCGGGGCGCCGACGCGTCGAACGAGGGCGACGGCGGCAGCATCAGGACGGCGAGGAACTCGGGGAAGCCGCGGGCGATCTCAGCCTCGACGCGCTCGCGGGACCAGTACGTCGGCTGGACGGCGGCGGCCTCGCTCACGACCGGCCTCCCACGGGGACGATGCGGCGCTCCAGGCCGAGGCCGGCGAGGAGGCGGTCCCCGGCGGGGCGGCGGCCGTGGCGGACGTCCAGGACATAGGCCGTCGACAGCCCCATGCGGCGCGCGACCGCCGCGGCGGAGCCCTCCGTCTCAATCGCGTCCCTCAGTAGTTCTCGCGGGTCGGGCGCGCCCCCACCCGGTTGCACCGTAGTTATCATTTTGGCTCCCTGAGGCTCCCGCCAGCACAGTTGCGTGGCTGTTGCCAACAGACATGCGCTTTCACTGCCGATTCGGGAAGACCCCGTTCAATGCGACAAGAAAAGTTGTCGCATTGAACGGCTGAAGGCGATCCTTCGAAATTCGAAGCTTTCTTTTTTCGGCTGGAATACTTGCGGTGGGGCGGGCGGAGGTCCACGCTTAGGCAGTTGCCAATTGCCACGCAGGATTCGCCCCGTGATCACGCTCCTCCTCCTCGCCCTCACCGTCGCGGCGCTCGCCGCCTCGGCCGCCGCGGCGGTCTCCCGCCCCCTCGACGAGCCGGTCCCCGTCGAGGCTGCCCTGCCGGTCGCAGCCCTGGGGCTGTCCTGGCGCCGCCTACGTGAAGTCCAGACGCGGAACGGCGACCGCGTCCTCTGGGCCGGAGAGGGCGACGCGACGGCCTACTCGCGGGCCTACAGCCTCGCCCGGGACGCGCTGCGCGCAGCCGGGTTCTCGTGGGGGACCGCCGAGCGCTCCGGCGGCCGGTTGATCCCGCTGTGCTGGGAGGACCCGGCGGCTGAGCCCGCGTCGCTCGACGCCGCACTGGCAGCGGCCGACGCGGCGCTCGCGGCCGACGACGCCCGAATCGAGCGCGGTGAGCGCATGAAGAAGGAGATGCGGGAGGACGCCGCCCGCCGGGTCGCCGACGACAGCCGGGCCGCCCTGGCGGCGCTACGCGAGAGCCTCGACCGGCTGCACTGGGCCTGGCCGAAGAAGAAGCGCGACGTCGCGGAGACGCTCCTGCGCGAGCCGATGGAGGTCGACGACGTGCCCCGTGTCGCCGTCGCCGACCTCGCGCGGAAGCTCGTCTCCCAGGTCGACGAGGCCATCCAGCGGGTGCGGGAGCGCCTCGCCCGCGACCCGAGCCACGACTGGGTGGCGCGGGCGCAGGACCCCGAGGTGCGCCGGGCCGTCCTGACGGCGGTGCAGATCCTCTGCAGCCACGACGAGGATCGGGCGTCGCTGGAGAACGGCGTCGGCTGGGGCAAGAGCCACTCGCACGCGGGGCACGTCCTCGGCAGCCTGAGCGAGCTCTCCGTCATCGAGGCTAGCCAGGCGCTCGCGGCGGTCTACCGGCATCGGAAGCAGATCAGGCCGGAGCTCCGGGCGGCCATCTTCGGCTCTTCGGAGGCCTAGCCATCCGCCCTGGTCTCTTGCTCGCCCCCGCCGAAAATACCCCTGTCACCCCATTCTCAAGGATCACCCGTCCCCATGCGCCGTCTCCTCATCGCCGCCATCCTTGCTATCCTGTCCGCCCCCCGGCTCGTCCTCGAAGCCGGCAAGTGGGTCCTGAGGTCCTTCGCTGCCCCGCCCATGCCGGCGGGCCTGGAGGTCGAGCAGGCCATGGATGCCGTCCGGCACGCCGCGGCCCCCACGCCCGCCCCGGCGGCGGACACCGTCCCCTCCGAGGACACCGTCCACGTCGCGCAGCCCTTCGTCAGCCGGACACCGTCCGAGGCGGAGGAGGCCCTCAGGGAGTGGGGCCGCATCGCAAGGGCCTACGCGAACACCCGCTGGTCGACGGACCCGGAACCGGACATGCGCGCCCTGGACGAGTCGGCGGAGGCCTGGCTGCGGTCGCTGACCGACAAAGAGTGCCTCCGCCTCCTGGACTTCTCCCCGCGCCGCGTGAGCGACCACATGACTGGCTCGCACCTGATCTCGGGCCTGCCCCGCTGCATCGTCCGCCCGGCCTGGATGCAGCCCATCGAGCTCATCCCCTCCGACGGTGATCTGTACGAGGCGGTGAAGGCCGACCAAGCCAGGGACCCCTCGCTCGTCCCCGGGTACCGCGTCGCCGCCTGAGGCCTGCCCCCCCGGAACGACTGAGGCCCGCTCCCTTCCGGGGCGGGCCTCTTCTTTTGCCTGCGCGCACCTGCGACAGCCTGCCGCGCATCGGGCCGCGGAAAGGGCGAGAAAAGTGTTGCGCCTTGCCCTGTGCACACTTGTGCGCACACGAGAGCATGACGTCGTGCGCACGTCATGCCGACGTCATGCTCACGCAGCCCGGAGCTCCCGGGCGGCCTTGGCGAGGCGGACGAGGCGGCCCTCGGCCTCCAGGGCGCGCGACCGCATCCGGGCGAGGTCGTCGCGCAGCCGGGCATTCTCGGTCCGGATGGCGGCGTTCTCGGCCCGGAGGCGGGCGGCCTCCTGCTGCGAGGCGACGAGCGCGGCGCGCTGGCGCTCGACGGCGTAGACCGCGCGCTCAGTGGCGCTGGCGTTGCGGTGGGCCTGGGCCTCGTCGGCTGCGGCTTGCCGGGCGCGTCCGGCCTGGATGCTGTTGTGGAGGGCCCCGGCCAGAGCGAGGCCACCGCGGTCGAAGGTGTTGGCGATGGAGTGCGGGTTCATGGCGGGCCTCCCTACGTGAGTGAGGCCACGATCCCAGCTCAGGGACTCGCCGTGAAGCCGGGGTCAAGGGTTTTCCCTGGGCGCGGTGGTGACCGGACACCGCCGCAGGACCTTTGATGAGAGGGTGGTTAGCAACCCGTTACTTCAGTCGAATGTAACGCGGTGTGGGAAGTACGCCGTCCGCCGATTCAGCGCCCCAGGCCGAGCCGGATGAGCACGGCCCGCTTGGCCTGGGGCTGCCCGATGCCCTTCGCCTCGACGAGCTCCTGCATGGCGCCGACGACGACGTCCTGGAGGCTGATGTTCAGGCCGCCGAGCTTCTTCGTCTGCGCGATGGTGCGGACGTGCCCCCGGCGGGCGCAGGCTGCGACGACCGCGCCGATGATGGCGGCGTCGACGGTGCGCGGGTCGGGGATGCCCGCCTCGCGACGCCTGGCCCGCTCCTCCCTCTTGCGCTCGGCTTCGGCCCGCTTGGCAGCGGCGGCCCGGGCGGATGCGGTCTCGGGAGCCCCGGACGCGTCCGGCTCCGGGGCGGCCGCCGGCGCGAGGCCCGGCGCGAAATCGTCGTTGGGGGCCGGGAATGCCTCGATGTCGAACATGGGGTACCTCCGTGGTGATGGAGGCCATGGTCCCCCTCGGAGGGGAAACCCACAACGGATGGTGTCCGGCGGATGGTGTCCGGGTTCAGCCAGCCGCCGGCGTCCGCGGGCGCAGGGTGATGACGACCTCGTAGCCGAGGCTGTTGGCCACCGCGAAGAGCCTGTCCCAGCCCCAGCGCGCCAGGTGCCCTGCGCGGAGCTCGCCGCGGGTCAACGGGTCCTTCATGCCCTCGGGCCGGGAGAGCCGGCACGGCTTGGCCGAGGGGACCGCCCCCTTCACCTTGCGGCAGAACGCCATGACGTCGCCGCGGAAGGCGGTGGCGATCTGCGCCGCGAATCCGTCGCGGGCGATGGCGGCGTCGGCCCGTCCCCGGGCGGCGTCGTGGCGGGCGACGAGCTCGTCGCCGGTGACGCCGTGCAGGCGGCGGGCCGCCAGAATGGCCGAGGCGAGGACCGCCCGGGCCGCGAGTTCGTCCTGGTGATGCTGAGCCGACTGCACGACGCTAACCCCCGAGCGCCGCTCGGTTTTCCGAATCGCGCGCTGAGAACAGCGTACGAACGGGGTGCGCAGTCACAATGGCAGGCGTGTCCCGTTCAGCGTCGCACCGGGCAGGTCGTTGGCCCGCTGGTCCCGAACCGGGCGCCCCCGAGCGCGTTGGGTCGCCCCCTCAAGCCGCGGCGGGTGGCGATTCGTCCGCGTACCCCACCCATACCCCGACACGGATCTCGACCGGGATGCCGAGGCGGCGGGCTATCGCAATGAGCCGGTCGGGCCCCCAGCGCAGTTGGCCCTCCTTCAGCTTCCAGTGCGAGTTCCGGTCCCACCGGTCGAGGCCGGCGCGCTCCTGGAACTCCTGCCACGTCATGGGCGGGACGTCGCGGGACGGGTGCAGCACGCGGAGGATCTCCGCGTGGAGGTGCTTGCAAAGCGTCGCGATGGGGCCGTCGGGTGCGTGCATGCCGCCATGGTCGCCCGGGGCGCGCCCGGCGCCAGCGGCCCGGGGCCCCGCCGTAGGCCCGCCGGTCCCGACCGCGTCAGGGGGCGACGGAGAACGGGGTGTAGGCGTTCGAGTGGCTCGGGTCGGCGGTGGTGTTCAGCCGCGAGTTCGAGCTCACGGCCAGCGTCTGCAGGGTGCCGAGCTTGTCGTACAAGTCGGCCACGATGGCATCCAGCGTCTTCTTCCGCGTGGCGTCCCGGACGATGCTCGACGAGTACATCTCGCCGACGGCGACGCGCGCCCAGTACGGCGCCGGGATCTTGAACCCCCCGCCGACGTCGAGGTCGAACGTGGCGCCCGGCGCGGTCCCGGGCGGGGCCTCCCAGTAGAGCTGATAGTAGTAGGTGAACCCGGCCTCGCTCACGAGGATCTGGTCGTTGACCTGGTACTGCACGTTCGCGTCGTACATGCCCCGGAAGCGGACGGCGTCCCGCCCGGCCGGGACCATCAGCACCAGGCGCGACGCCTCGACGTCCAGCCGCAGGCTGCCCATCGGGTTCGGCACGGTCGGGTCCGGCGTCGCGGCCGCGGTGTGCCCCGTCAGGACGAAGTAGGCGCCGGGCTTGGGATGGATGTCGAGGCCGACGACGACGATGTCGCCCGGGACGTAGGTCGCCCCGGCCTGCCAGGGGCCGCGGAAGCGGACCGGCTTGGACGGCAGTTGGAACGGGCCGAACGACCGGTTGGCCGTCGTCAGGACGGTGACCGTGGCGGCGTCGGCGTCCCACTCGATGGACCGCAGGCCCTCCATCGCGCCGAGCGCGCGCAGGGTGTCGATGGCGTCGTCGAGCGCCTCGAAGTTGGCGTCCATCTCCTCGGGGGAGAGCGGACGCCCGCCGAGGTCCTTCCAAAGTGAGAGCGCGGTCATGACGCCGAGGCTGCCCGGCGCCGCGTGTCCCGTTCCAGTCCACGGGCGCCGGCGCGCCCTAGAACGACGTCGCCCAGTTCGAGCCGGGGAACACCCCCGAGAAGGCGTCGGTCGCCGTGCCCTTCGACGGGTTCGACGCGTCGACGAGGGTGGGGTCGGCGCGCCAGCCGACGACCTGGGCCGAGACGATGACCGTGGTCACGCGCGTGCCGTCGGCCTGGTCCCGGACGTCGGCGAAGATCGGGCTGGGCGCGTAGCTGACGTAGGCGAACGAGGCGAGCGCCGAGCCGACGTCGACCGCCGCCTCGTAGCCGGGGGTCGTCCCGTCGAGGGGCGCCGCCCCGCTGCGCGCGGCCAGCATCGCCTGCTCGCGCTGCTTGGCCTCGATGAGTTGGTTGACCGCCCGGGCGAACTCGTTGGGGGTCACCGTGATGCCGTTGTCAGCCATGGCTCAGAATCCCGCTGCCTGGAGGTCGAGCCCCTTCGGGCTCTTCGTGAGTTGGGCGTGGACGCGGCCCGAGCGCTGCAGGACGCCGGTCTGGAACATTGGCCGCATGGCGATGTCGAGCGTCGTCGGCATGTCCCGCGGGACGCCGCGGGGGTCCCGCCCGGCGACCATCCGGGCGAAGAACTCGCCGATCTGGAGGCCGACCGAGTTCCGCACGAAGCACTCCAGGCACGAGTAGAAGGGGTCCGACAGCCGGTAGGCGTCGATGGGCAGGACGAGCGGGTCCAGCGTCAGGGCCCACTCGACGTCGTCGCCGGTCGAGTAGATCCCGCTCGTGTCCGAGACGACCGACGGCGCCAGGTAGGCCGGCGTGTTCACCTTCGTGTACGTCGGGTCGACGTAGCCGGCCTGGACGTACTGGCTCGCGGCGTGCGCCGGCGCGACGTCGTCCCGGCCGGTGCCGAGGCACGGCTGGATGGTCACCTTCACCTTCGCCGGCTCGTTGCCGCCGAGCATGCGCTCGACCGCCGTCACCTTGCCCTGGACCACCTTGCGGACGTCGCCGTCGCGGATGGTCATCGTGACCTCGTCGCGCAGGTCGACGTCCCGGGCGACGGACCACGGGTAGACCTTGGACAGGGTCGGGGCCTGGAGCCGGGCGTACGCCACCCGGCGCATGCGCATCAGGGCGTGGCTGAGGGCGCCGCGGCCGCGCGCGGTGTCGAAGAAGGTCGGGCTCCGGTAGTCGCGCAGCGGCGCGAGCGTGCCGAGGTCGAGCCAGTCGACTGGGTCCTGGTTGAGCCGCATGCGGCCGCCGCTCAGGACGGTCCACGTGACGCGCCAGAAGAACTGCGTCCCGTCCCTCAGGCACTCGTAGACCCGGCCGCCGACGATGACGCGGTCCCCCTTGTGGTAGACGGTGCCCGGCTGGAACGGGTCGGCGCCGGGCACGCCCAGCAGGTCGCCCAGGGTGAACGTCCCGAGGTCGACCTCTTCGGTGCCGAGCAGGGTGTCCTGCACGTCGACGTCGAGGATCAGGTCGACGACCTCGCGGCGCTGCTGCGAGTAATCGTAGGTCACCCAGAACGCGTTGTACTGCGTGCGGAAGACGTTCACCGCGCAATACTCGGAATGGACAACGGTGAAGGGCTGGCCCTGTTGCTGGTAGGGCTGCCTGACCTCGCCCGTCAGCGGGTCCTTCGAGACCGGGTAGAGGGTGTCGTACCGGTACTCGACCGCGATGGTGCGCCCGGTCGGCATCTGGGGCGTGCGCGAGAGCGACGCCCGGACGCTGGTCTTGCCCCGGCTGAACCCGTTCCACATCCTGAATTCGAGCTTGGGGTCGCCCTGCGGCTCGGCCACTTTCTCGGCCATGGACTGGACCGCGGGCGAGCCGCCGGCCTGGACGGCGGCCGTCGCGATGACCGGAGCCAGGTCGACGCCGCCGACGGCGCGCTGGGTCCAGTCCGCGACGACCCGGGCCCGGATGCGCCTGGCCGGGGTCTCGTCGAACGTGATCTCGAACGAGGTCTCGTCGCCGCCGCCCCCGAGGTCGACGACGCGCCGGCCGACGATGGTGTCCTCCAGGGTGATGGCGTGCGTGACGGGGTCGGTGTGCCAGAAGCTGCGCCGGCCGACGATGGCCGCGGTCGACGGGTCGTTCGGGTCGTAGCCGAAGGTCGCGTCCCACCACGGCAGCGCGGCCGCCGTCGGGTCCCCGGCAGGCGCCGGCGACACGCCCGAGATGACGAGGTCCGGGTCGGCGAGGTTGACCTCGACGTCCACCGAGCCGTTCAGCCCGGGGCTCGCGGACATGACCTTGCCCTGCGTGAACTCGACCGCGTGGGAGGGGTCCTTGTCCCCCGACACCCCGATGTGGGCGAACAGCTTCTTCTGGGCCGCCAGGTAGGCCTGGGCGGCGTGGGCGGCGGGGATGGTGAGCACGAGGCGGGCGTTGGCGACCGTCAGCACCCGCCACGAGATCTTCGCGTAGGGCGTGCGGACGAGGTCCTGCTGGATGACGCCGGCGACCGGGACGGCCCGGGTCCGGAGCACGCTCCAGGCAGCGCCCGCGGCCCCGGAGAACGCGACGGCGATGGAGCCGACGCCCGGCGCCGGGATCACCTTCACCGTCAGGCCCGGGATGGCCGCGCCGCTGGTCGCCTCCTGCGCCGCGTTGCGGAGGTCCTGCTTGTGGCTCGCCGGCGCGAAGGTGAGGCCGATGGTGGCGTGCTGGCCCTGGAACTTGGGCAGCTTGCCGACGCGGGCGCGCCCGAGGAACGCCGCGTCCTCCAGGCGGCCGGTCGGCGTCTCCAGCAGCGCGAGGTAGCTCGACTGCTGCAGGATCTTGAGGCCCGGAGACTTCACCTCGATGGTGCCGGTGGCGGGCGTGCCCCGCTTCAGGGACTGCCTCAGCTTGAGGATGCCCCCGGCGTCCCGGAGCATGTCCTGCGTGACGGGCTGCTGCAGGTCGTTGAGGAAGACGGCGTAGGCGGGCATGTCAGGCCTCCTCGAAGCTCATGGTCCAGTCGAGGCGCCCCTCGATCTCGGGCATCGACAGGGCCCGGCTCGCGAGCACCGCGTCGAGCTCCATTCGCCAGGTCACGGAGACCGGCGCGTTCCGGGGCGCGTCGATGGTCACCGCTTGCCCGTCCACCGACACGGGGATGAGGTACTCCTCCTCGTCAAAGGCCAGGCGCGCCCGGACGCTGCCCGGGACGATGCGGCGATTGACGATGACGGTGGTCTGCCCGGGCAGGATGACGTCGGTCTGGGGCGTGATGCACTGGATGGTGACCGGGTCGCCCCGGCGGATGCGGGCGAAGGCCGGGGCCCAGCGCACCGCCGGGCCTGACGCCGCGAGCGACACACGCCACTTCGGATTCCAGAGAGGACGGAACACGACGACCCCGCCGTTGAGGTCGCGGGCGAGCTCGGTCGGGTCGATCTCCTCCAGCTTCTCGGTGAGCCCGACGAAGGACCCGAACGGCAGCAGGATGGTGGAGGCCTTGAAGCGGGTGTCCCACATGGCGCTCATCCGAAGGCGGGGTTGCCGTCCAGCGCCGCGAGCTGGCTGAGGAGCCCGCCGCGCTGCTGGTCGTCCTGGGTCGCCTTGAACGAGAGCGGCCCGATGTTGACGTTGAGGGGGTTCGCCGCCGGCGCGCTGCCGGACGGCTCGCGGACGATGGGCGCGGCGGTGAACGCCTTGGCGGCGTCGCGGTAGCCGGCTTCCTCGACCTCTCGGGCCCACCTCGACATCGCGTCGGGGTTCGCCTGCTGCGAGCTCGGCGCGTACCCGCCCTGACGGCGGAGCTGGTCGAGGTACCGGCTGTGGGCGTACCGGGCCTGCCCCTCGGGCGTGGCCATCGTCGCCTTGATCTCGGCCTCGCGCGCGATCTGATCCCAGCCCACCTCGGTCATGACCGAGGTGTCCCGCGGCTTGAACGCCGGGGCCGCCTGCGACGCGGACGAGGGGTCGGGCTCGCCCGGGTAGCGGGAGCGGTACCCGGCATAGGCGCCGTAGGCCGCGCCCGCGGCCCCGCCGATGAGCGTGCCGCCGGGGCCGAACATGGACCCGATGCCGGCGCCGGCCGCGCCGTACGTCAGCGCCCCGCCGGCAATCGACATGCCGTCGCCGAGTGCGCCCTCCGGGGCGAAGTGGCTGAGCGCCATGCCGGCCGCGCCGAGGCCGAGGAGGCGCATGCCGGTGAGCGCGCCGGCGGCGCCCTTCACGGCGTCCCTGAATCGGTCCCACTTGCCGGCGGCACCGCCCGCCGCGTCGCCCGCTCGGCCGGCCAGGACGCCGAAGTTCGACAACGCGCCCGCGAGCCCGCCGGCTGCGACGGCGCCCGCACCGGCCGCGCCGACTGCACCGGCCGCGGCCCCCGCGGCGCCGGCCCCGCCGACGGCGGCCGCGACGCCGCCGATGCTGCCCCGGAGCAGGCCCATGCCGAGCGCGACGCCCTGCAGCATCCAGCCGAACGTGCGGGCCACCCCTAGGAGCGTGCCCATGGTCGCGACCAGGATCAGCGTCTCAAGGTTCAGGTTGCCGAGCGTGACGTGCTTCACGACGCTGTCGAGCGTCTGGAAGATGCTCTTGAAGATCTCCCACGCAGCCGAGAAGTCCTTCGCCAGGTCGCGCACCTGCCCGGCGACGGTCTTGATCCAGGCGAAGTTGTACTGGTCGTTCGGGCCGGTCTTGCCCTCCCACACCTTCTGCAGGTCGGACCAGACCTTCTTCACCTCGCCCACGAACGACCAGAAGACGGCCTTGCCCTTCTCAAACTTGTCGAGCACCCAAGCGAACCAGCGCCCGAGGCCGGTCTCGCCCTGGCCGCCGTTCCAAACCTCGCCGAGCTCGCGCCACCGGGCGCGCACGTAGTCGACGAAATCGACCACGGCCTGCCGGGCCGCGAACATCCAGGGGAACCGGACGTCGGCCGGCGCGTCGCCGCCGGACAGCGCGGCCCACGCCTCGCGCCCGAACTCGCGCACCCAGCCGATGGCATCCGAGATGGCCTGCCGGATGCGCAGGATGACCGGGAACTCCTGGACCCGGTCGTCCTGCCCGGTGATGGCGAACCAGGCCTCGCGCGCGGCCCGTCCGGCGGTGAGCAGGCCGTCGCGCAGGGTGAGCAGCCACGTGAACCGGGTGACGTCGGCGTCGCGCCCGGAGACCGTCGCCCACAGGTCGCGCCAGAACGGCATCGTCGCCTTGGCCGCGGCCTCGGCGTAGAACAGCACCGACACCAGGTCGACGACGCCCTGCCGCGCCTCGATCCACACCTGCTTGTTCGGGGAGGCCTGCTGGGCCCGGATGCCCTCGTAGGCGCGCACCGCCTCGGCGCCGAGGTCGCGCATGGCGAGCGCGAACGTGCGGGCCTGGTAGGTGCCCTCGACCAGCACCCGGAACCAGAGGTGCTTCTGGTAGAACGCCGCCGAGATCCGGCCGGCCGCGTTGAGCCCCTCGGTCGCGACGTAGTACAGGACCTGCCCGACGCTGTACGCGTCCTTCATGAAGGCGGCGACCTTCTGGCGGTTGTCGGCGATGGTCCAGGCCAGGGTCTCCAGGCCGCGGATCACCTCGTTGCCGACGGCCCGGCTGATGGTCTGCTTCAAGCCGGCCCAGGCGTCGGACAGGTCCGCGGTCGCGGCCCGGTAGGCCCGCATCCGCAGGATGTCCTCCGGCCCGATGATGGTGCCGAAGCGGGCCTGCCGCTGCCAGCCGGCCGCGACCACCCCGTCGTTGGGGTTCATCATCGACCGGACGAGGGGGTACAACTTCTCCCAGTTCTCGTAGGACCCGAACACCCGCGTCAGGATGTTGACCTGGTCCTGCATGCCGAGGCCGCGCAGCCGGGGCATGATCTGGTTGAGGATGGTCGAGGTGTCGTACAGGCGGCCGTAGACGTCGGTCGTGCGCACGCCGATCTGCGTCAGCCAGCTCGCGAGCTCGGGGTCGGCATTGAGGTTGCGCAGGGTCGTCTGCGCCGCCTGCAGGCCGGTCTCGAAATCCTTCATCGCGACGCCGGAGGTCTTCGCGGCGCCGGCCAGGGCCTGGTAGCCCTGCATGTTGATGCGCTGGTCGATGCTCTTCTCGAACACCGTCCCGGCCCGCTCGGCCGTGTCGCCGGTGGCCCGCTGGGCGAAGCGCACGCCGGCGATGCCCGCGGCGGTGCCGGCGAGCACGCCCTTCAGGGCGAGGTCCTTGCCGATGGAGGCGACCTTGGCGGCGGCGCCGACGGCGGCCGAGCCGAGACGCTCCAGCAGCGAGACCGCGCCGGAGCCGAGCTCGTAGGCGAGGTGCCCGGCCGCGGTGACCGCGTGCCCGCCGATGGACAGCAGGCCCGCGCCGACGGAGCCGACGAGGCCGAGCGTCCCGGTGAGGGCGCGCCCCGCCGCCGAGGTGACGCCGAAGGCGGTCGAGACCACCCGCGCCCCGAGCCCCCACGCCGTCGGCAGGAATCCCCGGGTGGTCAGGCTGGACCACAGGCTGCCCGCGGGGTTCATCAGCCCGAGGCGTGGCAGGTTCCGGCGCACCCGGCCGATGGTGTCGGCGGCGTCCTTCCAGGCCTTGGCGGCGCGCTTGGCCGCCTGCTCCTCGGCCCGCGCGGAGGCCTCCGCCGCCCGGCGGATGAACGCCTCGGCCCGGACCGCGGCGGCCCGCTTCGCCTGCGCGGTGGCGCCGGCCTTACGGGCGGTCTCCTCCAGGAGCGCGATCTTCTCGGCCTCGAAGTGGGCGAGCACCGCGAGCTCGGCGTCGGACTGCCCGGCCGCCTTCGCGGCCGCCAGCTTCCGCCGGCTCTCGGCCTGGCCGGCGAGCATGGCGTCGATGGCCGCCTGCTCGGCGCGCCGGGCGGCGACCGCGTCGCGGATGGCGGCCTGCGCCGAGGCGGCGTCGAGCGGGCGGTTGCCGGCGGGCCCGGTCGGGACGCCGCGGCGACGGGGCTCGGGGCCGCGGCGCGCGCCGGCCGCGCCACCGCCCTGGGCACCGGCGGCGTTCCGCTGGGCGTCGCGCTCGGCGCGCTCCGCCTCGCGGGCAGCCTTGTCCGCCTCCTTGGCGGCCTTCTCGGCCTCCTTGGCAGCGGCGGCCACGCGCTTCGCCTCGGTGACGGCCGCGGCGGCGGTCTCGCGCGCGATTCGCACCCGTTCGGCGGCGGCTGCCTTCTCGGCCTGGACCGCGGCCGCGCTCGCCTGCAGCGTCGCGGCCAACTGCGTCTCGGCCGCGCTCACGGCAGCGGCGGCAGCCTCAGCGGCCGCCTTCAGCCGGTCCTTGTGGGCCTTCGCCTCGGCGGCCGCGGCCTTCTGCGCGGCGCGGACCTGGGCCGCGGCGGCGGCCTCGGCGGCCGTCGTCTCCTGCGCCAGGATGCGCTCGGCATCCTGCAGGGCGGCCTGCGCGGCGGCGAGCTTGGCCTCGCGAGCCGTCTTGCCGGCGTTGAGCTTGTCGGCCTCGGCCGCGCGGACGGCCTGGATCTCCGCCTCGATCTCGGCCCGGCGCGCCGCCTCCTGCGGGGCGCGGCCGGCCTCCACCGCCTCGGCGCGCGCGAGGCGGCGCTGCAGGCCGGGAGCCGCGGCGGTCTGGTTCGCAAGGTTGCCCGCGGACCGTTCGAGCCGCGTCTGCCCGTCGCGCAGCCGCTTGTACCGGTCCTTCTCCAGGCGGTCGAATTCCGCGTCCACGGCGTCCGGGCCTTGGCCCTCGTGAGACCGCGTGGCACGACGGGCGAGGAGTGCGGTGGACTCCCTGTTCGCGCGCCGAACCTGCTTCCGGGCCTCGGCCTCGCCCACCCGGTTGAGCTCTATAACTCTGGTGTTTTCGGCGGCGTGCCGACGTGCCTTCTCCAGGGCATCGCGCCGGGCCTCGGCGCGGGCGTCGATCCGGGCGCGCTCGGCCAACAGCGCCGTCTCGCGCTCGGTGACCGGGCCGGCCTCGAACCGGGCCCGGGCAGCGGCGCGCGCGGCCTCGTCCCGCGCCGCACCGCGCTCGTCGATGTCGAAGGAGCGGTCGGCACGACGCTCCATGGCCCTGACGCCAGTCGCCCTCTTCTCGTACTCGCGAGCCTGCGCAATCAGCTCATTGAACCGCTTCGTCCGGGCCGTTGCCTCCTTCTCGGCCATCTCATCGACGTCGAAGTCGCTCATGCCCGGGTTCTGGGCACGGAACTCCTTGAAGAGGGCGTTCACCGAGGACTTGGCCCTGAGCTCTTCGGCCTGCCGCTTGAACGCGGCGGCCTGGGCGCGCAGGACCGGCTCGTTCTCGCGCGCCTCGATGGCGCGACGGCGCGCCCCGTCGGTCGCGGCCTTCCGGGCGGCGGCACGGCGGTCGATGGCGGCGAGCTCATCCCGCAGACCGGCCTCGCGTGCGGCCTCGCGGGCCGAGGCCTCCTCGCGCTCGGCCTTCTCGGACTGCGCGGCGAGGCGGCGCTCCTCCTCGAACCGGGCACGGGCGGCGGCGGTGGCGGCGCGGGCGGCCTGCACGGCCTGGGACTGCGCGGCGCCGGGGACACCCTGTCCGGCGGCGGTACGGGCCGACGCGGCGGACGGGGCGGTCTTGAGATCCCGCGCCGCCTTCTCGGCCTCGGCCTTGGCCTTGGCGACGGCCTCGCGGGCGGCCCGCTCGCGCTCCTGCGCCCGCAGGATGGTCTGGCCGAGGCTGTCCCGGGCCGAGCCCTCGGCCTGCGAGACGCTCTCGCGCATCCGGCGGTTGGCCGCGACGACGGCGTCGGCCGCACGGGAGGACGCCTGCCCGGCGGCGCTGAGGTCGCCCTCGGCCTGGCGAGCCTGGCGGCCGGCGGCCTCCAGCGCGCCGGCGGTCGCCCCGAAGGCGGCGCGCACCTGGTCGAGGCCGACGACCCCGAACCTGGTGACGATCTCCTCGACCTCGCGCCTCATCGCCACCGGGGCGCCCTCCTCAATGCGTCTGTCGCTTGACCCAGCCCTTCCACCACTCGGCGTCGGCACCGCCCGCCCGGACCGCGAACGCGGCCTGCAGGAGGTCCTGGCGGCCGCGCTCGGCCTCCAGGATGGCCAGGTACGCGAGCTGGGCCGGGGTGTAGTTCCAGGCCTGCGGGTACCGGGGGGTCATCTCCCAGGCGAGGCGGACCATGGCGACGAGGGCGTTGCGGGTGATGTCCCGCCGGATGCCCTCGGCCTCGCCCCACCCGTCGTCCTCGATGAACTGCATCGAGGACAGGGCATCGGTCAGGCCGACGGCTTCGCCTTCCCGCGCTTCGGCTTGGTCGGGCCGTCCGTCTCCAGACTGTCCGCGATCACCGCGTCCAGGCCCGCCAACTCCCGGCCCACCTCGCCGAAAAAACCCGCGGGGTCGGACCCCCAGGTCTTGCGGCCGCCGACCTTCAGGATGCGGGCCTGGACGGAGGCCGGCATGCGCATGAAGGAAGCCTGGACAGCCGGGTCGCCGGGATGGCGCAGGAACACCGCGCCCATGCAGGCCTTCACCTCGGGACCGCTGTCGATGTTCTCGTTCAGCAGGGCCTGGAGGTCGAAACGCTCCGGGCGCTCGATGCCCTGGGCGAGCGCGAGCTCCTCCGAGGCGCCCAGGGTGAAGGTCTGCCGGACCGAGGCGTTCGGGCGGACGACGAAGGCGATCCACTCGGCGGCCGAGGCGCCGCCGACGGGGACCGAGTGGCCGGGGACGATCTCGACGAGCTCGTCGGGCGCGTGCGCCAGGTCGAGGATGGCGAGGGTCTCGGCGGCGGTGAGCTTGGTGTGCAGCGTCATGGGGGGCGGGTTCCTGCGGCGGGACGGGCGGGGCCAGGGTGGGCCGGATTACTCCGGCTCACCGATGGCGGTGGCCCAGCCGCGCTCCTTCCCGGCCTCCTGGGTCGAGTCGTGCAGGATGCGCATGGTGATCTCGGTGGAGCTCTGCGAGCCGTCGTTGCCGACGCCACCGATGGTCCCGTTGGTCGCGAGCGTGACGCGCGGGATCACGTACTCGTAGTTCGTGCCCACCGCGTTGTCCTGGGTGAGCGAGAACCGCCCCCGGATCAGCGGCTTGCTGAACAGGCGCATGAAGTGCTTTCGGTCGGCGGCCGTGATGGCGGCGGCCGTGTAGGTGATGACCACCTCCGCGGCGTCGGCGGCGAAGGCCACGCGGCCGGTGCGGGCGTCAATGCTCGCGGCGCCGGCGGGCTCGACCTTGCTCATCACGACACCGTAGAGCCGGCGGCCGGCGTTGTCGGTGAGGACGGCGCGGTCGCCCTCGCGGACGTCGGTGAAGGTCTTGGTGCCGGCGGCCATGGCCGGCTGGGTCCAGTTCTCGTACGGGACCGCCATGTGGCTGATGGCCATGATGAAGGCGTCGAACGAGAAGAGCTCGACCTTGATGTCGCCGTTGAGGTCAGTGACGACCTGGTCAACGATGGGACGGGTCCGCACCTCGTTGGTGCGCAGGTCGAGCAGCTCGCTCTTGAGCTCGAAGCCGAGCTTCACCGAGCCGAGCGGGCGCTCGTAGGCGTCGCCCTCGATGATCAGGGTGCCCTGGCCGCGCGGGACGCGCTGGGTGACGCCGGACATGGTGGGAAGCGTGGACATGACGGCTCTCCTCAGCCTCTCAGACGTTCGATGACGCCAGGGGTGTTCTCGCGGGACCAGAAGGTGACGGCGCAGTTCAGCGTGTGGCCGGCCTGGCGGCCGCTCTCGGACGGGTAGTCCTCGGGCGAGACGGCCAGGACCTTCGCGTCGAGCAGGCAGACCTCGAACCGGCGGAAGCCGGAGAGCGCGGTCCGCACCCGGTCGGACAGCCCCCGGACGATGGCCGCGAACGACCGCAGCGTGGCGTTGACCGACACGATGACGACGACCTGCAGGGTCCGCTCGACGAGCCGGTTCGGGGGCGTGTCGCCCTCCTGGTACTCGACCTGCTCGTGGCCGATCTCGACGATGACGACGGGGGTGTCCTCAGCGGCGAGCGGCTTGTCGACGAGCTTCAGCACGCCCTTCACCGGGATGCCGAGCGCGTCCGTGACCTCGGGCGTCATGAGCGACGCCTTGAGGACCCGAATGAGCTCGTCCTGGATCTGGGTGTGTGCGTCCACGCGTGCGCCTTCCTCGACGCTCACGAGGCTGCCGGGGGGCGCGTGTCCCGATCTAGTCCACGCGCCGGAGCGCGAGCCGGGTCCAGCCAGCGGCCCAGGGCGACGTGCCGAGGACCTCGAACGTCGCGCCGTCGTCGTCGGCCGCGAGCTCGGTGCCCGCCGGAATTCCGGACAGTCCGGGGTCCTGCGTCACCGCGGCGACGGCTGCGCCGACGGCGGCCGCGAGTTGCCCGGAGGGGTCGCTCGCGCCAGCCAGGTAGAGCCGGCCCCTCCGGGCCTGCCCGCCCGAATCCTCCCAGGCCGCGCGCGAGGCCTGCCCGTCCTCCAGGTCGCAGCGCAGCCGGCCGCGGCCGGTCGAGAGCGCCCGGCGGATGGCGTAGAGCCGCCCGTCGACGAGGACGAGGTCGCCGCTGTCCGTGCCGGGTCCGGAGGCCTCCTCCATGATCAGCGTCGGGGTCGCGTCGAGCATCGGCACCTTGGACCCGTCGCGGTCCTGCTGGACCTCCTGCCGGCCGAACGTCACCATCAGGCGCAGCGTGCCGTGGGCCTCGGTCTCCAGCACCGCGGCCTGCCCGAGCGCCGGGGCGCGGGCGAGCCCCCGCGCCAGGAGCCGCATGGCCGGCGAGGTCACGCCGCGGCCCCGGCGAGGATGGCGTCGACCCCGGCGGCGGTGGTGACCGTCCCGGCCTCGATGCCGGCCAGGGCGGTGAACAACAGGCCGAAGGTCGCCTTCACGTGGGACCGCATGGCGATGGCGACGGCCTGCATGTCGGCGTTCGACAGGGGTCGGGGAACGCCGTCTGCGAACTCGAACTGCTCCCCGTCCTGGCGCACGCCGAGGTCGATGGCCGAGAGCTCGCCGTTGACCAGCGTCTTCGAGCGGTCGTCGGTGGCGACGGGCATCCCGTTCCAGGTCGTGCCGGCGACCTCGCGCTCCCACCGGGCGTTGGCCGCGTAGGCCGCGAGGTCCGCCGCGGAGGCGACCGGTGCCGGGCGCTCCACGAGCTCGGCGCCGGCCGGGAGCGGGTAGCCTGGGAAGGCCTCCCCGTCGAAGCGCCACAGGGAGAGCCCGTCCCACACGGGGTTCGCCGCGGCGGAGGCGAGGTCGGAGACGGCGACGACGGGAGCGCCGTGGGCGGAGGCGACGAGGACGCGCATGGGGATTCATCCGGGTCAGGCGAGGTCGATGACCTCGACCGCGACGGCGCCGCGGGTCGAGTTGCGGGAGACGACGAGGACGCGGTCCGGACCGATGCGCTCGACGGCGGCGAGGACCAGGGCGTCCCCGGCGGCGGCGCCCGGGATGGCGGTGCCGAGGCTGACCGGGACCTGCGCGGCCTGGGCGAACGGGGAGGCCGTCGCCTCGGCCCCGACGGGCGCGGCGAGGTCGAGCGCGACCGTCGTCAGGTTGAACGCCCAGCCGGCCGACAGCGTCCAGACCCCGAGCTTCGAGGCCGAGAACGGGGTCGCCTCGACCATGACCTGCCCCATGATGCCCGCCGCATCCCGCAGCCCGCGCCAGGTCATGCGCCCGTTCGCCGGGTCGCGGGTCACGAGGAACGAGCCGTACTCGCCGGCCGTCGAGTAGGCGACGACGTAGGCGTCGGGCGAGACCGGGGCGAGGCGGCCGGTGCCCGCGATGGCGTAGGGCAGGCTCACGCTCGCGGCCGAGCCGCGGTGGCTGTCGTCGACGTAGGCGAGCCCGACCTTGCCGCTGTACTGCGGCGTACCGCGCCCGACGCTCTGCCCGTCCGTCAGCGTGACGAAGGCGTGCGCGCCGATGCGCTCCATGCAGAAGATGTCGACCGACGCGTTGGGCGAGGGCGCGACCGGGCCGCCGTCGACCGGCAGCGAGCCGGGCAGGCGGTCGACAAGGAACGCGGAGAGCTGCGCCCGGCCGACGAACTGCGCGTCCTGCGAGTTGACGTAGCCGGGGAATGCCACGGAATACGTGCCGACCGCCCAGCCCTTCCGGCGGAAGAACCCGCTGGTGTTAACCTGCTGGATCGCGGCGGGCATGTTGCCGAAGCTGTCTTGGTTCCGGCTGAGGTCGACGTCCTTGGTGACCGTCAGGGTGTTGGCGTTGTTGTCGACGTTGAGGACGTAAGTCGAGAGCGAGTAGTGCCCCCAGTAGTAACCGCTGGTGGCCGCCGCCAGGTGCATCGCCCTGATCTTGAACGCGGTGTCCGAGACGCGTGCGACCTGCGCCATGCTCCGGTACAAGGTCACGCCGCCGTTGGGGAAGAAGGCCTGACCCTGGACGTTGCTCTGGCGGACGAGCGTCACGGTGCCGTCGGCGGCCACGTCGAGGACCGTCGCCGTCACGGCGCCCGTGCCGGGGTTCCCGTTGACGCCCGAGGCGTTCCAGGTCGCGACGACGTAGCGCTTGGCGCCGCCGGCGAGGTCGGCGAGCCAGGCCACGGAGGCGCGCCCGTCGGCGTCGAGGAAGCCGCCGCTGGTGCCGGTCAGGACGAGGCCGCCCTTGCGGGTGGCGGAGGTCCAGCCAGGCACGGCCTTGGCCGAGTAGACATGGGCCCCGGCGCCGTCGACCGGCCCGCTCCCGTACGAGGACTGGCGGCGCAGGAACGATTCGAGCGCGGCGGCCCTCGCGTCGAGCCTGGCCTCCCGGGCGTCGAGCTCGACCTTCTGGGCGTCGAGCTTGGCGAGCAGGTCGGGCGGGAGGACGGTGCCGGCGAAGGTGGGAAGCGCGGGCATTGGGTGGCCTTACGGTGTCGCGGGGTTGAGGGTGCCGTCGAGGCGGAGGAGCGGGTCGGAGAGGTCGACGCCGGGGTCGTCGAGCCGCCACGAGCCGCCGCCCTTGAGGCCGACCGGCACGTCGTCGCCGTTCGCGAACCGCGCCACGACGCGCCGCGGGGTGACGCGCTCCAGCCCGGCGAGTGCGCCGGTGCCGATGGCGGCCGGGACGACCGCGGGCTTGCCGGACTTGAAGAGCACCCGGGCCTGCCCGTCGGCGTCGAGCTCGACGGAGACCGGCTTGCGCGGGGCGCCGCCCTGGAAGGGGGAGAGCATCAGGCGGAGCCGCCGAGCCAGGCGGCCTCCATCACGCGGACGTCGAGGGTGACGCCCGGCTCGGCGAGGAAGCGCACGCCGGGCTGGTCCGCGTCCGAGCAGGTGAAGGTGCCGGTCTGGCGCAGCGGGTACATGCGCGCCCGGGCCTGCGGGACCGTCAGCCCGGCAAGGTCCTTCGCCCGCCCGACGTACAGGATGGTGTCCGGCGGAACGTCGATCAGGAACACGGAGGCGCGCGGGTCCGTGTCGGCCGGGAACGGCGCGAGGGCGTCGCCGGTGACCGGCAGCGGATAGGTCTTGCCGCCGAGGGAGAAAGCCTGGACGGCGTCGCCGTCTCCGGCCTGGTAGCGCGCGGTCGAGAGGATGCGGTCTTCGCTCGCCATGGGAGCCCCCGGTCAGCCTGGAAAGGAAAGGGGCCGGGTCGGTGTCCCGCCCGGCCCCCGAAAGGTCACGTCCCGGTGCCCGGGGCTCAGTCCATCGGACCGGCGATGTTGACCTTGATCACCGACTGCGGGCGGGCGAAGTAGTTGAGCACGTAGCTCTCAACCAGCATCTCGATGCCCTTGTTGTTCTTCAGCGGCTCCTTGGAGACGTAGAAGGGCAGCGGGTTGTTGAAGTATTCCTCGATGTCCGAGGGGCCGTAGATCGTGCGGGCGAATCCGGGGCCGACCGGCACGAGGTACGCGGCGTTGTCGTCGATGAAGCCGCCCGAGGCGCCCTGGCCCGAGATCAGGCGCGCCCTGCCGTAGTCGACCACGTCGACGTCTTCCATCAGGCGGACGCCCTGGCGGTTGTCGCGGACCTGGAGCAGGTAGCCGGCGGCATCCTGCGCGGCGATCTTGAAGTCCTTGTTCCGACGCAGGCGGCGGCCGGCGTTGCGGCCGGTGAGCAGCACGTAGCCCGTGATCGGCACGCCGCCGAGGAAGTCCTCGGAGGTCTGCTTCAGGGCGATGACCTGCTCCTGCAGGTCGAACCCGGCCTTGGAGAGGTCCCAGTTCGCGACGACCTGCTGGCCGCCGAGGAGCTGGAACAGGTCGGCCAGCACGGTGCCGTCGACGTCGGTGAGCAGGCCGTCCAGGGCGCGGGCGCGCTGGTGGTCGTTGGTGTGGATGAGGCGGGCGCCCATCCGCTGCAGGCGGCGGTTCCGCTCGCCCTCCAGCGTCTTGAGCGCGAGCGTGCCGGTGTCGCGCACGCCCATGATCGAGGAGTTCAGGACCGCGTCGCGCTCGGCGAAGCCGGGGATGCGGACGATGGCGGTGCCGCGCTGGGTACGCTTGGCGACCGGGGCCTCGCCGTTCCGCGGCGTGGTCGGGAGCAGATAGATCAGGCCGCTCTCGTGGTCGAGCGAGACGGTGTCGGTGAGGGAGGTGTCGACCTCCCAGGTGAAGATCTTGTCGAGGCCATCCGACACGAACTGCATGTCGACGATGGCATTCGTCATCGCGACGGTGTCGAACGCGGCTGACGTGGAGAGGATATTCGCGGCCTGGACGGACATGGGAGCCCCCTTTTGTCTTTGCTTCTACTGTCCGCCGGTCAGCGGAGGATGATGCCGAGGAGCCTCAGCCCCGCGATGCACTCGGCCTTGTCGGCGGCGACCTGGGCCGCGTCCGCCCCGTCGGTCGGGTAGATCATGCGGCCGCCCTCGTCCGTGACCTCGCCCATGCGGGTCATGGCCGAGACCTTCTGGGTCGCGCCGGCGCCGAGGGCGGGGGTGCCGTGGCGCAGGATGCCGACGACGTCGTTGCGGTCGTCGCCGGTCGCCATGGGCGCGAACTTGCCGGCGACGAGCTTCACGACGAGGCCCGACCGGCGCTCCACGGAGGCGTCCACGACGCCGTTGTCGTAGGAGTAGGTGCCGAAGTCGCGGACGATGAATTCGCCGTCGTGGGGCTTCTCGGTCGAGTACATGGCGGCCTCCTAGGCTGCTGGTCCGGGGTGCCGTCGCCGGCGGATGGGTGGGGCCGTCGCCTCAGCGCTTGTTGCGCTGGGCGAGGGCGGTCTCGTTGAAGGAGCGGAGGACCGGCTTCTCGGCGCCCGAGCCCTGGGTGCGGTTGCCGGTCGGGGTCGAGGTCGACAGGCCGCCGGAGCGGACCGCGGCCATCGCCACGTCCTTCAGGTCCTTGAGGGTGCCGCCGGCGGCGCGGATGGCGTCGAAGGCCTCCAGGGTGCGCTTGCCCCGGCGCTGGGCGACGGTGCGCAGGCCGCGGACCACCGCGGCGCGCTTGGCGCGCTTGCGGTCCTCCTCCTCGTCGTCGTCGCGCTCGTCGTCGGTCTCGTCACCGTCGCGCTCGCCGTCCTGGTCGTCGCCGTCGCGCTCCTCGTCGGTCTCGTCGCCGTCGCGCTCGCCGTCCTGGTCCTCGTCGCGCTCGTCGGCGTCATCCTCGTCGCGCTCGTCGGCGTCGTCGTCGCGCTTGGCGCGGGTCGCCTGGAAGCCGGCCTTCTTGCGGGCGGCCTCCAGGGCGGCGCGGGCGCGCTCCAGGTTCTCCTTGGCCTCGGCGACGGCGGCCTTCTGCTTGCGGGTGGCCATGGCGGCGGTCCTCGTGGTGCTGGTTGAAGCGGGGGTGCGCCGGGCGCCCGAGGGCGTCGGCTTCGCGCCGGCGGCGCGGATCTGGGCGGTGGCGTCGGCGGGGATGGCGACCAGCGAGCCCTCGGCGGGCTGCCAGCCGGTCACGGTCACCAGGGGGCACTTGCCGTCCCGCTCCTGGTAGGTCTCCTCGAACCGGTCGAAGCCGACCGAGAGGTTCTTGAGGATGCCCTTGCGGACGCCGTCGATGACGTCCTCCAGGTCGGGCCGGTCCCACATGCGGGCCCGGATGATGAGTTGCTTCCCCTCGACCCTGGCCGCCTCGATGACGCCCACGACCGACTGCAGCGAGTAGCTGGAGTGCATGTTGAGCAGCGGGGCGCCGACCAGTTGGTCGACGGACCGGATGCCCTCCATGCTGAGGACCTCGTCGACGTCCACGATGTCGTAGCCGTCGGGCGAGAACCGGTAGGACCGGCAGGGCGTCTCGGACGCGAGCACGCCCTCGAACGAGAGGGTGTCCTCGTCCCAGGACTGCAGGCCGATGGTCGCCGCCCGCTGGCCGCGCTGGAACTTGACGCCGGGCACGGTGCGACCCTGGACCGGCACACCGCGCCGACCCGACTTCGCCTTGCCCGTTCTGGTTCTGGCCTTCGCCAAAGCCGCCTCTCCTGTGACGGTGAGAGGCTGCCGGGGGGCGCGTGTCCCGATCTAGTCCACGCCCCGCGGGGCGCGGCGCCGGGGGGGGGCGAGACACGGAGGCCGGCGTGCTCTAAACCCCGCGCCCTCGCGCCGGGCCAGGGTCCGCCCGTCGCGCAGGCGGACAGGGACCGGAGGTGAAGGCATGGGCAAGCCGGGCGAGCAGATGGCGCGGATTGGCGCGGGGGTCCGCCAGCGGATGGAGCGGGTGCGCGACGAGGCGGCCGACACGCTGCAGGGGATGCTCGACGCGGGCATGGACCCGAACCACCCCGGCGCGCAGCACGTCGCGGCCGTGCGCGACCGCGCGGCCGCAGCGGTGGAGGAGCTCACCCCCAAGGCCGCGGACGGCGACGAGAACTAAGCCGCCGGGCGCCGAAAAAGCGGCGCTAGGGGGTTGTGCCTTGCCCTGTGCACACTTGTGCGCACCACGTCGGCATGCGGGAGCATCCCGTCATGCCGGCGCGGGCTAGGCCTGCACCGCGGGCTCGAACTCGTCGAGGGCCGCGTCCGCGACGAAGGCCCCGTCCACCAGGTCGCGCTCGGACTGCTCCTCGGCCATGACCTGGCTCCAGATGCTCTCCGAGACCGACGTCGCCGACGGGTTCCAGCGCGGAGCCTGCTGCGACCCGGCCGGGCCGCCGGTGGCCGGCGCCGTCGTGCCCGCACCGCCACCGGCGGCCGGGGGAGCGGCCCTGCCGGACGCGGCCGCCGGCGCCGCGGGGGCGCCTGGGGCGGCGAGCGGCTCGAAGCCGACGGCCTGGCGGCGGGCCTCCGCCTCCGCGAGGCCGCGGGTGACGACCTCGTGCCGGCGCCCGAACAGGTTCTGCGTGGCGTAGCCGGGATCCACGATGCCAGCCGCGATGCCCTGGGCGAAGGCGTTGATGTCGGTCGACAGGTTGTTGAGCTGGATGATGGGCCAGTCCCAGTCGACCTGGTAGACCTCCCAGGCCGGGGTGTTGGCCGGGAGCTCGAACCGCCCCGACGCAAGGGCGTGGTCCACGAACTGGTGCCAGCAGGCGTTGACGCCCTGGTCCTCCAGGTCTTGGCGCTCGCATTCGATGGTGCGCTTGAAGTCCAGCCCCGCGAATCGCTCGGTGCGGTCCGAGAGCCCGTCGTGGTTCCCGGTCACCAGGTGCACCGGCACGCGCACGCTCGCGCAGATGGCGTAGAGGTGCCAGCGGATGCTCGCGATGAGGTTCTGCGGGCTGTCCGGCGGGGCCTGGAGGTTGGCCTTGTAGCCGGCCGGCATCTCGAAGATCCCGCCGGGCTGCAACTGGATGGCGCTGATCAGGTCGTCGATGTCGTCGACCGACGGGAACAGGCTGTCGTCCGTGACGCCGTCCAGCGGCCGCTCGATGAACAGGCTGAGGAAGGTCGCGCTGATCTTCCGGCGGAGCTCGGCGTCCTCGTACGTCGCCAGCTTCAGGGCGCGGACGATGGCGGCCGCGATGGGCACCTCGCCCCGGGGCGACCCCGTCGGGCCCTTGAACAGGTGGGCGGCCCGCGAGACCGGCGTGAACTCGGGCGTCCAGTGCGTGGTCGGGTTCGCGTAGAGGTCGCGCGGATGGACCGGGTAGAACCAGTAGCCCTCGCGCTTGTCCGTGCGGCGGCCGTTCTTCATCCGGTACTGGATGCCGGCGACGGTGAAGCTCTCGCCGTCGTTCTCGGACCGGATGAGCTCGGGCGGGCAGTAGTCGGACGTCAGGGTCTGGATGCGCGTCGGCACCAGCAGTCCGTCGTCCTCGTCCTCGTCGAAGTCGAACTGGAGGAAGGTCTCGCCGTCGATGAACTTGTTCTTGCAGATGTCGTCGCGCCAGAGCTTGCCCCAGCCCGAGACCCCGCGGGCATCGAACTTGGCGGCGCTCGCCATGAACAGGTCGGCGAGGCGGTTGTGGCGCGACCGGGGGACCGGGCCGGTGCCGACGACGTAGGCCGTCCAGGTGTCGACCAGCGCACGCACCCAGGGGTCGTTGCGGTACAGGTGCCGCGCCAGCCACATCAGGCGCCGCTGGTAGACGACGGTGTCGATGGGCCCGATGTCGGGCACGAAGGGGATAAGGGCGGAGGTCGAGGCGGCCTGGTAGGCGGCCTCGACGGAGCGGCCGCGGCCGCCGTTGAGAAGGACGGCCATGGTCAGAGCTCCCAGGGGCGGGTGCGGCGGTAGCCGAAGCCGTAGCCGCTGTTGGGGACGATCTGGGTGTAGTTCCACCGGCGGCGCGCCGGCTTGCCCGCACGCCGGTCGAGCTCGTCGAGGACCTCCTCGCGGATGCGCTGCATGGAGCGCAGGCCGGTCACGGCGGCGGACGCGCCGAGGCCGTCGGAGGTCGACGCGAGGGCGCTGTCGATCTGCTCCGTAAGGTAGCGGACCTTCTCCCGGAGCTGCTCCTCCGAGTAGAAGTCGGGGCCGTAGGCGCGCGAGGGCATGGGGCTCACCAGTTCAGGAGGCTGTTCGACCGGCGCGCCCGGCGGGCGGCGCGGTCCGATGCGGTGGGGACGGCGGGGGCGACGGGAGCGGCAGGCGCGGGCGCGGGCGCCGGGGCCGCGGGCGCGGCCTGGGCGGCGAGCCTGGCCTCGAAGCGGTCGCCGGCATCCTCGACGCCTTTCGCCACCTCGGCGAGCATCCGCCGGGTCTCGACCGGCAGCCGCTCCCAGGTGTCCTGCGCCTGCGCCTTCGCCCGCTTCCGCTTCACATCCCCGCCTCCCGGCGCCGCCGCCGCGCGCCGCACGCGCGACAGCCGCTGCTGGACCTCGGCGCCCGCCGAACGGTCCGGTCCATCGTGAGGCTCGTAGGGCGGGCGTGTCCCGATCAAGGCCACGTCGGCCGCGAGCTCGCGCCGGGCCTTGGCCGAGCCCGCCAGGTCGAGGCACATGGCGGCGTAGCAGTAGACCATGAGGTCGAGGGCCTCGTTGGCGGCGTCGGCCTTCTCCTTGTCCCACCAGGTGCGCTTGTTCTCCTCGAACAGGCGCTCGGCGGTGACCTGCTGCCAGAAGTCGTCCTGCTCGCGCAGGGACAGGGGGGCGTGGATGCTCTCGGGCTCGCCGACGCGGATGCCCCACATCCGGTGGATGGTGTCCTTGATCGACTGAGTGCCCAAATTGATGAAGTCGAGGCCGTCCCGGCGGCTGCGGTTCACGCTCTTGGCGATGGCCGGCGCGCGGCTGCCGTGGGCCTCCTTCCGGCCCTTCACGGGCACGATCTTGGCCTTGCGGGATTCGGCGAGGTTGCAGGCCTGCAGGGCCCGGTTCAGGTCGTAGCCGATGTCGACCGCGACCCGGGACGGGGTCAGCGTCGTGCCGTCGGCCTTGCGCCACGCCGCGGTGGAGATCTCCAAGACCTGGCGCCAGGCGTCCGGGCTGAACGGCTCGACCTGCTCGCGGGTGACCGTGACCTCGCCGGTCTCGGGGTCGACGACCTCGACGTTGACGCCGTCGACGACGAACCGGCCCAGGATGAACACCTCCCGGCCGGGGCCGACGCCCCAGAACAGGCCCTCGTGCCGTGGCGGGTGGCCGGTCCGGAACGACCCACGTTGGCTGTCCCAAGCGCCGTAAATCCGGACAACCGCGTCCGGCACCGGCGCGGCGTATGGCTCGCACCTCTCGGCCAGCTTGTGCGGTTCGAGCACGCCGGTGCTGTCCGCGACGAATGCCTGAGCGAGCCACAGATTGGTCCACTCCTGGGCCTCGCTCGGGTTCGCCCGTTGCGAGAGGTACTTCTCGACGATCTTCGGCCAGCGGTGCGCAGGGTCCCGGCTGTGGATCGCCCACCAATAGAACCCGACGTGCCCCTTCACCGGGGCCTTCCGGGTGGGGACGTACCTCGCCTCCTCCATGGCCCGGTTGCGCTGGTCCTCGCGCATCCAGACCCCGCAGGCCGCGCACTGGTAGCCGATCTCCGTGACCTCGCGGGTGACGGTGACCTTGCCGGTCTGCGGGTCGAGGTCCTCGACCGTCTCGCAGCGGAACTTCAGCCCGGCCCCGGGGATCTCGTCCCGGGTGCCGGCCTCCGAGACCTGCGGCAGGAACTCCTGGACCCTCCCGCAGCAGGGGAAGGGAACGCGCATGGTGCGCTTGTCGGTCTTCTCCCACTCCAAGACCACCACGCAGTCCGGGGTCGTGGGGGTGCCGCCGATCAGGATGTGCGGCTCGGCGTACTCCGCGAATCGGGTTTCAGCCTGCCCGACCTTCGTGCCCTCGGAGCCCTTGGCCCCCTTGAAGGCCGGGTCGCCAGCCTCGTCCATGCCGACGGAGGGGGCCTGGATGGCCTTGAAGTTGCTGTCCGTCTGGACGCCGCGCTGCTGCAGGGCGGCGCCGTTGATCAGGTAGATGTCGCTCCAGCTATCCTGGATGCCGGACCTGCTGTCGGGGCGCAGCAGGGCCCGCAGGTACGGGCTCGCCTCCAGCATGGGGCGGAGCTTCTTGTCGTGCCAGTTCTGCGCCTCGCCGTCCGAGCGCTCGTAGAAGATGGTGTTCTCGCCGTCGTAGGCGGCCTTCTTGCTGAACAGCGCCGAGGTGAACGTCGAGAAGCCGCCACGGGGCGGCTTGAGCGCGACGACGTGGGTGTTCTCCGGCTCGTCCAGGGCATCGGCGACGGCCGCCTGGGTCACGTCCAGCTTCATCGGCCCCGGCCTGGAGCCGTTTGGGACCACGACGTGGCGCTCGATGAAGGCGCGGTTGCCCATCGGGGGATTCGGGACGAGGTTCCTCGCCGCCCGGCGCACGAGCGCCTTGAAGCCATCCAGGCCCGGACGGGTCAGCAGGTCGACGGCACCCAGCAGCCGGGGATCGAGCTCAGGCTGCGGCGTCATCGTCCGGCTCGGCCTCCAGGGCCTTACCCACCGCGTCCTCCGCCCCCTTCAATGCCGCGCGGCACTGGTCGAGCGCCTTCCGGCGCCAGGCTTTCGTCAGGTCCTCCGGGAAGCCGCCCATCTCGCGGAAGATCACGTCCGGGATGGACATGACCGCCTGCCGCACCGCGTTGTTGGACCGCTCCAGGACGTCGGCGAGCCGGTCGAACATCACGAGCTCGCCGGCCTTCTCGGCGACCTTCATCAGGCTGAGCTGCGCGTCGAAGGCCTTCTTCGGCTCCCGGATGCCCATCCAACTGAAGCCGCCCTCGCCATCCAAGCCGGACGCGGCGGCCGCCTTCAAGGCCTCGGCCTTCGTCTGCTCGACGTGCCAGCGCCAGACCTTGCCGATGTCGAGCTCGTAGGGCTCGCCTGGGCCGCCCTCGCGCTCGACCGGGCACCCCTTGGCCCGCCAGGCATCGATGGTCCCCCGGTCCCAGCCGGTGAGCTTCGACAGGGCGTTGACCGACATCAGCCGGTCGGCCCGCTCGACCCGATCCACGGCCGCCTCGACCGCCTCGGAGACGTCCCGGCGAAGCAGGCGGCGGGGCTTGTGCCGGGGTCCGTAGGGGCCGCTCACCGGGTCTGCCCCCGCGGACCGCGGGTGTCCGGCGCCCCGAGCCGGTTGTTCACGCCACGTTCTCCGGGCGCCCGTGCCGCGACGGGGGACCCCGCAACCGCCTCCGGGGATTTCCGTGCGGTTTCAGGGGCTTGCCGGGGGTGCTGTTGCTGGGTGCCCATCAAAATGATTCCACAAGTACCGAGCTATCGCGGCGCAAATGCTCCCCGCACGGCATTCCCCCCGTAAGGGGTCCCCATCGGGGGGGGTGGGGGGTGCCCCTAGGGGGGGCGCGACCCCCCCCCGGGGTGGGAGAGCCGCCCCCGCCCCCAGCGACGGCTCTCCCGCTCGGCGGACCGAGGCGACCCACGCTGCCCGGCAGCGCGTGTCCCGATCCAGGCCACGCCCCGGGGCGGCGCCGGGCGGGCCCGGGGGCGGCGGGGGCACGCGAAAAAGTGCGGGGACCGCCGGATTTCCGGCGCGGGGGTGTTGTGCCTTGCCCTGTGCACACTTGTGCGCACACGAGATGCGCACGTCGGCACGCGGCGGCATGACGGGATGCCGCCGGGCGGTCAGGCGGCCATGCGGGTCGGGGCGCGCTTGGCGGCGTGCGCCAGGTTGTCGGCCAACTGCTCCGCCATGATCTGCGGGATGCGCGCGGCCGCAGCCTGGCAGGCCTCCTCCCAGGGGCGCTCCAGGATGGGCTTGTAGGTCGCCCGGTCGACGGCGAGGAACAGGATGCGGGGGTGGTCGATGTCCCGCATCCGCCGCCCGACGTTGACCACGCGCCCGCCCCGGCGGTTCGAGAAGATCTGCGCGGTCTCGCCGGTGTCGACGGCCACGCGCGGCGGCCGGGCGATGTAGGCGAGCCTGGGCTGGCCGTGCAGGTTGATCGTCCCCTTGTAGACGCCCCACCTCGACGCCGTGGACGCCCGCGCCTTGGCCTTGGTGCCCGCCGCCTCGCGCGACAGGCGTGCCAGGAAGCCCCTCGGCACGCCCCCGTACTGGGTCGGCTGGACGCCCTGCGTCAGGGTGATGTTCTGCCAGAACGGGATCAGGATCTTGTCCTGCGCCAGGCCGACGTCGCCCGGCAGGCGCGTGTTGTCCTGTACGCCGAACAGGTACTTCAAGTAGGTGCTCTGGCGCGGCATGACGTAGACGGCCGAGAACAGCCCATCCACGTTCGTGCCCGCCTCGATGGCGTTGAGACCCGCGGCCGAGGAGCGCTTGTACTTGATGGCCGACTGCGTCCAGGGCGTGTTCCGCTTCAGGTGCTTGTGGAACTGCGCGCGGATGCCGACGACGGCGTGCTTGGCCACCTCGTCGACCGCCCAGCCGGCGGCCCTCCGATACTTGGCCTCGCCGACGGTCGAGACGAAGCGGTCGCGCCAGGCGGCGATGGGGCCGGCGACGTCGGCGGCGATGCGGACACGGAAGGTCGTGCTCATGCCCGGCAGGGTGCGCCGCCGGGTGTGACCCGTTCCAGGCTACGCCGCAGGCATGGATGGGCCGAGGAATCCTCGCCATGCCCGAGGCGCATGATTGGCCGCCCTTGACGCTGGACACCCGCGCTAGGCGCGTGCCCGCACAATCCATGGGCGACACTCACGCCGATGCCTAATATTTGCGCACGTTCTTTTTAGCGGACGGTTCGTCCCGACGCCTCGGCAGGGGCGCCCGAAATGCTGGTTCAGGCCCTCCAATCGGGTTTTGGCCTCGCCACCGGCGAACGGGTGCGTGGCGGGGCTCCCTGGGGCGGTCCAGGGTGGCCAGGTGCATGCCACCCTCGCATTCGGGTTTGGAGGTGGATGGCGCGCGCGGATCGCGCCTCGGGGCGGCTCTGGCGCCTTTCCAGGCGGGGTGGGAGACTTCCGGCACGTCGCGTCGGGTCGTGCTGCCCCGTCGCAACCGGACCCGGACCCGTCGCCTTGCTCCATCTCCCCAGCGCCGCCTTCGTTCGCCTCGACCCGTTCGCGCAGAAGCTCCTGCCGGCGTCCGAGTTGGCGCGCCTGAAAGAGGCGTTCCGCGCCCGCGTCCACGCCGGCCCGCGCGCCGCACATGTAAGGACGCTGCATCCGGATCTTGCCTGCACCAAGGGCAAGGTGTCGCTAATGCGGGTGTCCGGCAGCGAGGGCGACGAGCGCTGGGAGACCCGCGTCGTCACCGTCAGTGAGCTCGCCACGTCCGACGCCCTGCTCTGGGCGACCCACATCAGCATGCAGCGCTTCTACGGCGCGCGCGGCTCCACCTCGCTCACCCAGGTCCAGTCCCTGATCGCGGACGTGGACTGCCACGACAAGGCGGACTTTCGCGGGCTCACTCCCGAGGAGATGGCCGGCGAGATGATCGAGCGCCTCCGGGCGGCCGCCAAGCCACTGCCGTCGTACATCGTCTTCTCCGGCCGCGGCCTGCATTGCGTGTGGCTGCACCAGCCCCTCATGGCGACGCCGGGCGTGATCCGTCGGCACCGGTCGGTCCAGCGGCACATGCACGGCCCCAAGGGCGGCAAGCCGAGCGCCACCGTCCGCACCGCCTCGGGCACCCGCCTCCAGGACCCCGAGGTCATCGCCCATGAGGAGACGATGGCTGCGGTCTGGCGCGGAACCGGCCTCGACCGCGGCGCCGCCGACCCCGCCCGCGTCCTGCGCCTCGCCGGGTCGTATAACCACAAGTCGGGGCAGGTCGCGCGGCTGGTCTGGCCAGCATCTTGGGCCGACGTCGAAAGGCACGATTTCGAGGACCTGGCCGACGCGTTCCTGCCGTTCACCCGCGACCAGATGGCGGCCATCAAGGCCGAGCGCCAGGCATCGTACGAGCAGCGCGAGAAGGCGCGCCAGGAGCGCCGAGCCGAGCAGGAGGCCGCCGGCATCCCGTTCGTCGATGAGCAGCCCCGCCGCCGGAATTCCGGCGGATACTGGGCGAGCGTCGTCGGGGCCCTCGATGCCGTCCGGGTAAACCGGTGGGGCGGGACTCCTCCCGAGGGCAAGCGCGAGCTGTGGGCGTTCCTGAGCGCCTGCGCCATCGCCCAGGCCGAGGGCGGGGACGCGGCATCGTGGGCCGCGCGCCTTTGCGGCCCTGCGGGCCTGACCGAGGCCGAGCTCCGCACGAGCCTCGGCGCGCTGGATCGCATCCTGCGCCGGGCCGAGGCCGGGGAGACGAGCGGCGACGATGCCGAGCGCCCGGTCGGCTACGTCTACTCGAAGGCCCGGATGCTGAGCCTGCTCGGTCTGTCCGAGGACGACGCCCGCGCCGCCGGGGGCGATGCGCTGCTGCCCGGCGGTGTGCGGCGGTCGGAGCAGGCCCGCAGCGCGGACCGTCGGGCGGAGGCGGGCGCCACGCCCCACGCAGTCACCGTCTCCGCCCGGCTGGCCGACGGTCGCGAGGCCCTCATCCTGCAGGCCGCCGGGAAGAGCATGCGCGAGATCGTGGCGGCCTTCTCCGGGCGCCGCCGCGAGACGAGCCTGCGCCGGGCGATGGCCGAGGCGGCTGCGGAGACCCCCGTCGAGACCCTGCCCGAGACCGTCGCGGCGGCCCCCGTCGAAAGCGTCTCCGAGACCGTGGAGGATCAGTCCGTCGAAGGTCCTCACGGTTCGACCACTACTATAGTGGCCCTGCCGGGGCTCTATGCCCCCTCGGGCGCCGAGACCGACGACGAGCCCTTCCGCCACCCCCTTCTGGACCCGCCGCAAGCCGGTTTTTGGACCTCGTCCCCGTCAGACCACCTGGCAGCCTCGTGTAGCGGTTTCGGCGCATGGATGAGGAATGATCCAGCCTCGCCTTCTCGGCCACTGATCTCGGCCTTCCCTGCGCCTCGGTCTGGAGCCGTGCAGTCTCAGAATGCGGCGGCTGGCGCTGTCGGAAGGGTCCCGGTCCCGGCCTTCCTGCTCAAGGCCCTGGGAGGGGTGCCGGGGCGCCCGTCCGCTTGATGTAGGCCCGGGCGCGGGATACATTCTCCCTCGCCGACAGGTCCAGATGCAGCACATCTTGGGAAGCCCGCTCCGCCGCAAGGTTGGGCGGGCTTCGTCGTCTTGGTTCCCACCTGGCGGGACCAGCGGGCCAAGCATCTAGGCTCCACTCCCTATCCGACGCGCCGCCCCTGACGGACGCTCCCCGACGTCGCCACACGTCGGGACCCGCCATGCGCCCCATCACCTACGTCGCCTGCCACCACCAGCCCTGCCGCCGGGCGGCCTGACGCCATGCAGCGCGGCAATCCCAACGGCATCCGGGCCCGGGTCACGGATCACGCCCTCCGCCGCTACGCCGAGCGTGCGCTGGGCGTGACGGTCGACGCCTCGGTCGAGGACGACGAGGCCATCCTGGAGCTCCGCCGGCGCCGCGTGCCCGTCGGGTCCATCCGCCGGCACCTCTCCATCGTCGGGGGCCTCGGGGTCGCCAACGGGGCGCAGGCCGTCATCGCCGAGGGCCTGAAGCTTATCATCGCCGACCGGGCCGTCGTGACCGTCCTGGCGAAGAAGCTGCGCGCTGACATCGCCGCCGCGGCGGGCCCTTCCTCCCCGGTCCCGTCCCGCCCCCGGACCTGCCTCGAACTGGGAGCGCCGGCATGACCGCCGAACCCGCCTTCCTCACCTTCGACACCTGTGCCGATGCCGAGGCATGCCGGGCCGGCATCCGCCCGCTGCTCGCCCCGGGCATGGACTGGTCCGAGGTCCACTGCGGCCGCTGCGGGCGCCAGGGCATCGTCCGCCACGCCGACCTCTCGCCGGCCAATCCCGAGCCCGTCCCGGCGCCCGCCGAGGCCCCGCAGCCGACCGAGCCGGCCGAAATCGAGACGGCGTCAGATTCGGTGCCTGAGCCCGCGGCGTCGCCCCAGGCGGCTCCCAAGGGAGGTCGGTCGTGACCCGGCTCCTCAACGCCCCGCACGTCTCGCGCGAGGCCGAGTGGCTGTCGGCCGCCATCCTCATGGCCTTCGCCCTGGCGTTGCTCTCGCCGGGCTCGACCTTCTCCCGGCCGGTGTTCGTCAACCTCGCCGCGGTGGCCCCCGAGGGCACCTGGGGCATGGCGCTCCTCGGCATCGCCACGGTCCGCATGATCGGGCTGTGGGTGAACGGTAACTGGCGCCGCTCGCCAACGCTCCGGTTCCTGACCTCGGCCGCCGGCGCCTGCGTGTGGCTCTGGCTCGCCCGCCTGTTCTCCGACGACGGCTACTCCGGCCTCAACACGGGGGCCCTCGTCTATCTCGCGGTCGGGCTCTTCGATCTGTACGCGGCCGGGCGCAGCCTCGCCGACCAAGGCAAGAACGACCAGCGGTACGCGCTGGCACGCCGGGGGACCGCCTGATGCTCGCCGATGCCTACGCGGCCATCCTGTCTATCCCGGACGGCGTCCTGAAGGCGGCCGGTGCCGTGCTCGGCGCCGCCGCCACGGTCGGTTTCTACCTGTGGGGCCGCCTGCGCACCCTGCGCCCGGCACCCGAAGCGGCCGTGCCCCGCGTCGGGCTGACCGAGACCGACCGCCAACTCGGCTTCACCATCATCCGCACGGGGACCGATCTGACCCGGGCTCTGAGCGACCACGCCGAGATCCTGGCCCGCGCATTCCCGGCCGCCGCCCCGGCGCCCGAGCCCGATCCCATCCCCCCACGTCGGGCCCACCGGCCCCGGAGGCCGCAGCCGTGAGGAAGCCCAAGCTCGTCTCGAACGCCAAGGCCGTCGCCCGGCATAGCTGGTCGTTCCAGCTCAACGTCGTCGCGACGGTGGCCTCGTCCGTCGTGCTCGGCATGTCGGTCCTGGCCGGCGCGCCACCCATCAACCCGGTCTGGTTCGCGGCGCTCTACGGCGCGGTGAACCTCGTGGCCGCCGGGGCGCGCTTCATCGCGCAGCCCGAGGTCTCCGGGGAGGCGTCCTGATGCTCGCCTTCCTGCGCAAGCTCGGCGTCGCGGCCGCCGTCGGCAGCGTCAGCGCCGCTCCCCGGGCCGCTGCAGCGGCCCCGCTGGCCGCCGTCGCCGCGACGAGGACCTCCACGAAGGCCGGGGTCGGCTCCCGGCTGAAGCGGTCCGCCGCGGCGGCCGCGCTGTGCACCGGCCTTGTCGGCGGGTTCGAGGGCCTGCGCACCTCGGCCTACCCCGACCCGGCGACGGGACGGGAACCCTGGACCGTGTGCTTCGGCGAGACCGCCGGGGTGAAGCGGGGCGACACCTACACGGTAGCCCAGTGCAAGGAGATGCTCGCCCGGAGCCTGGAGGGATACGCCCTGAAGCTGGAGGGCTGCGTCACCCGGCCGATGGCCGACGAGACCTACGCCGCCTTCCTGAGCCTCTCCTACAACATCGGCTCGGGTGGCTTCTGCAAGTCGTCGGTCGCGCGCCTCTGGAACGCCGGGGAGAGCCGCGCCGCCTGCGACGCGATGCTGAAGTTCAACCGCGCCGCGGGCGTCACGATGCCGGGGCTGACCCGGCGCCGGACGCAGGAACGCGCCCTCTGCCTGAAGGGAATCTGATGTCGACCCTCGCGATCCTCGCCGTCTCGGCGTGCGCCCTCATCGGGTGGTGCGCCCTCGTCCAGGCTGTCCGGGAGGTCCTTCTCGCCCGGGCGCAGCCCCCAGCCTGCCCCTGCCGTGACCTCACCTCCCTGACGCTGACCCCTGGGACCGTCGTCGAGCTCCCGCCCGGGACGAAGGCGGTGGACCTGGCCACGCGGTTCGGCACCACCGGCGTCGAGGAAGTCCAGGCCGCCTTCGGCGACGTCGCCCGCACCCTCAGGAAGGGGCACTGATGATGGACGCCAGGAAGCTCGGCATCCGAGCCCTCAGCCTGCTGCCGTACTGCCTCGTCGCGGTGGCCTTCGGTTCCGTCTGGCCTGCCGTGACGCTCCTGCTCGCCCGGTACGCCGCGACCCTGCTGACGGCCGGGACGGCCCTCGCGGTCATCGTCGTTCGCCTTTCCCCAGTGGATCGCATGGCCCTGGACCTGATCTCGGACGGGGATCTCATCAATCGGGCTCTGAGGTCCATGCTCACCGTCCCGGCCCTGCTGGCTCATCACGCCATCAGGGCATGGCTGGTCTGGATGCTCTCGGCCCCGTCCTACGCGGTGGAGATGCTGGCCTTCATCCTCGTGCTGTCGACCCTGCAGCTCGGGCGCGTCGCGATCTTCGGAATGCCGCCCCTCCCACCGAGGTTCGCCGACCGTGCTTGACCTGGCGCTCGCCCTCGTCGTCACGCCCGCCGGAATTGCGGCGCTCGTCGCCATGGCGGCCGCCGGGCTCGCGGTGGTCTACGCCCCGCGTCTGGCCGTCCCGGTCGCGCTGGTCGCGGTGATCCTCGTCGGGGTCGCCTACGTCACCCGGCTCCGGGACGAGGTCGCCTCGACCCGCCGGGAGCGCGACGAGGCCCGCGAGCTCGCCGAGGTCCGCGGCCGGGCGGTCTCCGCCCTGCAGGGCGAGCACCAGGCCAGCGCCAAGCGGAACCGGGCGACGGCGGCCGCCCACGACCGCATCCGACGCGCCCCGGCATCCGACGACGGCCCGCTCGCCCCCGTGCTCCGGGACGCCCTGGAGGCCGGACAGTGACCCGCATCCTCGCCGTCGGGCTGTTAGCACTCTCCCTCGGCGGCTGCCAGCACGCCGCCGGTCCCCTTGCCGAGATCCCGGACGAGCTCCTCACCTGCTCGGGCGCGCCCGCCTGGCGCCGTGGCGGGACGCAGCGGGACGCCGCCGGGCACGTCGTCGACCTCCGGGCCGCGCACGCGGACTGCCGCGGCAAGCTCGGCGCGGTCCGGGCCATCGCGAGGCCGGGCCCATGACGCCGGCCGCGGGGCTCGTGGCCCTCTACTGCCTCGCGGCCGCCCCGGCGCCCGTCGTCGGCTCGGACGTCCACCGCGCCCTCCGGGGCCAGGCCGTCGCCGCGGCCCCCGCTCGGGAGACCGTCGCCGATGCCGCCCGGAGCGCGGCCGCCCGCCACCACCGGAGCCGCCGATGACCGCCGCGACCGCATTCATCGTCGGGTTCCTGATCGGGCTCTGCCTCGCCGACCTTCCGCCGCGCCCCCCGTGGAGATCCGCATGACCGAGGCCGCCCGCGCCGTCGTCGAGGCCGCCCGCGAGCTCGTGCGGAGCCGGCGCTGGGCCATGGAGCTCCCGCCGGACCGGCCGCTGCCGTCCCGCCTGGAGGACGCACTGGAGAAGGCGGTCGCCGCCCTCGACGCCGCGGATGCCGACCGTGCCCGGGGCTGATCCCTGCCGCCGGGCGCTGACGCCCACCGAGGAGGCCGCGCTGTTCGCCCGGGACGCCATTCGGGCCGCCCGGCACGTCATGTCCGGAAATCCGGCGGGACCGGAGGACGCCGCCTATCTCGCCGTCTACGCCATGCTCGCCGCGACCGCCCTCAGCCAGGGGGATGCCCGGGAGCCGGCGGGCGAGGATGCGGGTTGAGCCCCGACCCCTGCGGGGGGGCGTCGGCTCAGGCGACGCCCTCGGCGCGCGAAGTCCCGACCGCCGGAAAGTCGGCACCCCCCTTCCGGGATGGTTAACGAATCGCTTTAATCACGTGCAGCCCGTTGAAGGGTCGGCCCCCGGCCGGTGGTGAGACACCGCGCCGAGGACCTCACTCCAGACCCGGATGGTCCCGTGTCCGAAGCTGCGCAGAACCGTAACACGTCCCTGGCCCCCAGTCCCGTCGTCGATGTCATCGACGGGGCGGCGGTCGCCGACACCCGCGACATCGCGGCCTTCTTCAACAAGAGCCACAAGGCGGTGCTCGTCGCCGTGCGCACCGCGGTCGTGCGGCGCCCCGAACTGCTTGGGCGCAAAATTGTGCCGATGTTCGACGCCGTCGAGATCGGCAACGGCGCCTCCCGCGAGGTCCTGGCCTACCGCCTCGACCGGGACGCGTTCTCCCTCATCGTCATGGGATTCACCGGCGAGCGGGCTTTCCAGTGGAAGGTCGACTACATCGAGGCCTTCAACCGCATGGAGGAGAGGCTCCGCCAGACGCAGGCCCAGCCGTTCGACCCGAACGACCCGGCCGCCCTGCGGCACCTGCTCATCGGCTACTCCGAGCAGCTCCTCCTCGCCCGGGCCGAGACCGCCGAGGTCAAGCGCGAGCTCGTCGTCGTCCAGGCGGTCGTCGAGGAGCAGCAGCCGAAGGTCGACGCCTACCACGCCTTCCTCGACGACGAGGGCCTGTGCAACCTGCGCACCGCGGCGCGCTTCTGCGACGCCGCGAGCCAGCTCTTCATCGACTGGATGAAGGACAAGGGCTACGTCATCCGCGAGAACGGCGACCTCCAGCCGTCCGCCGGGATGCGTCGCGACGGCTACATGAAGCTGCGGGCGAGGCCCGACGCCAACGGCAAGATGCGCGGCCAGGCACTGGTCACCCGCGCCGGCTTGGGATGGCTGCGCCAGCGCTGGTCCGTCGGCCCCGGCAAGGTCATCGCCCTGCAGGCCGCAGTCGCCGCGAGGCAGGGCGAATTCCCCGGCATTTGAGGCATCCCCCTAATCAGTAGCGAAGGCCCCTTCGCTACAAGCCGGCCGGCCGCATCCACGCGGCCGGCCCCGGCGGCTACGCATGAGAGGGAGGCCCGACGTGGCCGAGGCAGAGAACATCAACATCGTCGACGTCGAGGAATACATCGCCACGGCCGTCGCCCGGGAGCGCCGGGCCGACGAGAAGAGCGCCTTCCGGGAGCGGCACGCCGCCGCCGAGGCCGCCCTGAGGGCCAGGCGCGCCGAGGTCGAGGAGCGGGCCGCCCTGCGCCGGGCCGCCGGAAATCCGGCGGATGCCGCGGGCGGCAACGGAGGGCCCGGGCTCGAACTCCCGCCGTCCTACGACGCGCTGGAGCGCATCGGACGCGTCGTCTACGGCGACCACTGGGAGGGGAAGCTGGCGGCGGACATCGGGGAGCAGGATCGCACGATCCGGCGCTGGCGCGCGGGCGAGGCAGCGACGACGCCCGAGGCTATGGCCGCGGCGCGGCTGTGGGCCATCGAGGCCGCCGCGGGGCTCCTCGCCGCGGCGGGCGAGGAGGATCTCGCCGGCGAGGTGCGGGCCCGGGAGCAGTCCATGCGCCTCCGGAACGCCGAGCGCGCCGCCGCCCGGCACGCGGCCAACGTCGCGAAGGCCAAGGCCGCGGCAGCCGCGAAGGCCGGGACCTAGTCGCCCGAGGAGAGGTCCCCAACGCCGCGCCGGGGGCACTCCGCGATGCCGTCCATCTCGCCGTAGAGCGCCAGGTTCTCGGGGGCCGCGGCGTCCTGGGACACGATGAAAGAGCCGCACCGCCCGTCGGGCAGGTCCCACCGCCCGCCGAATCCGGGCATCCGCGCGCGGGTGCTCGTGCCGGTGCCCACGACGCGGCTGACGACGCGCCCGGTGCGGGGATCCTCGAACCCGCACTCGACGCGGACCCGCCACGTGGACCGCCCGGCGGGCTCGGCGTCGACGTAGCCGTACCGCCGGAGGCCTCCCGGAGCCGGCTCCGTGACGGCCCAGCGCCACCCGCTGTCGAAGCCCGGCCAGAGCTCTGTCGCGAGCGCCGGGGCAGGAATGGCGACCAGCGCGACAAGGATCAGCGTTCGCATTCTGAGTGTCCTTCAGGAGGGATTGAGGGCCCACGCCGAGCCGTCCGCTTCAAGCCAGACGGCCTCGGCGCGGGAGATGACGGCGCCCGTGTCCCGGCGCCGGAAGCCGGGCTCGCTCAGGCGGTACCCGATGCGGACGGCGGGCCGCGGGCGCGGCCTTTCGAGGGGCGTCCCCGCCACCCAGGCATGGGCGTCCCGGGTGCCCGACCGCAGGCACCGGAGGCGGGACGCCTCCGAAGCCCGGAACCGGCAGTCTGACAGGGCCAGGGCGGGCACGTGGGCGACGACGAGGCCGCGCACGCGGACCGACCAGCACCGCCTGACGCGGTTGTAGTAGGCCTGCGTCAGAGCGTCGGGAGCGGCGAGAAGCACAGCGCGACCGCCTCCGCCTCGCGGGCCATCCGGATGGCGTCCGTCCGGCTGATGCGCCCCGCGGCGTCGAGGGCGATGACGCGCTCGATGCGGATCATCGCGGCGATGCCGACGAGGCCGCAGACACGCCGGGACGTCCACGCGGTGCGGACGCCGTCGCGGATGGCGTGGAGATCCTCAGGCTGCATCGGAGGCCTCCCCCGTCTCGGCCTGGGCGGGCGCCGCGGGGAGCGCGTCGCGGATGGCTCGGACCGCCTCGACGACGGCCAGGGCGTCCACGCCGTGGAGCTCGCCCGCCATGGCCCAGCGGGCCACGTTGAGCCCGAGCACCCCGAGTTGCTGGCGACGGAGGGCGAAGTCGGTGTCGTTCTGCTGCATGATCCCCTCCCTCAGTTGGCCAGCTTCGGATCGGACCGGAGCGCGACGAGGCGTTCGATGGCCCGGCGCAGCGGTCGCATCGAGCCCCCCTGCCAGCCCTGCAGCGCCCGGAGCTCGGACGCATCCAGATCGGGCGTCCAGGCCGGGTCCAGACCGCCCTCCCGGCGCATCGCCCGGAGGATGCCGCGGGCGACGACGGGGAGGTCCTGGCGCCGCGGGGCGGGCCACTGGATGACCGTGAACCGGTCGAGGAGCGGCCCCCGCAGCGGCTCCGTGCCGTTCGCCGTCGCCAGGAAACTCACGCCCGAAAGGTCGCAGGCAGCCTCCAGCGCCGGGTCGTGATAGGCGTGCCGCCGCGTCGGTTCGATCATCGCGAGAATGGCCGAATGGTGCGACCCGTTGTGGTCCGAGCGGGCGCACTTATCGAGCTCGTCGTGGATCGAGCATACGGTCATGCAGCGTTCGGCCAGGATCTGCTGGGCGGCGCCGTTCAGCCGGGTAGTCGACCAAGCCCGGGACGTGCCACCCCACTGCCCATCTGCCAGCCCCCCGCACGGTACGACCGTCGTCGGCAGGCCGAGCATTTCGGCGATGGCGACCGCAGCCTCGGTCTTGCCTGTGCCCTGCGCTCCGACGAGCAGGTACGGGGGCAGCACGACGCGGTCCCGGCCGACGAGCGGCGAGAGCATGCGGGCGATCTCGGCGGTGGCCCAGGGCATGCCCTCGGCGAGCCGCTCGCGGACCTCGGCGAGGTCGGGAACGGGGACCGACCGGAGGGGCTGTGTGGCCGTCAGCCTGTAGTCCTTGAGGGGGCCGCCCTTGAGATGATCCAGGCTGCCGGACACGAGCGGGCGAAGCGCCGGGCCGGCCGTCGGCGCCGAGGTGTCCGGGGCCGCGGGGGCGATACTCTTCGCCAGCTTCGCCGAGGGCCGCAGCGGCTTGCGACGCAGGGGGCCAGGACGCTCCAGGTCCATGAAGTCGAAGTCGTCGTGCGGGAGGTCCTGGCCGATGTCGTCGACGATGGCCGCGGTCGCGGCCTCGTGGAGCAGCACGACCTCGGTCGCCATCGACAGGCGCTGCCGGGCGATGAGCCGGGACGGCAGCCGCGGGATCGGGCCGTAGTCGTCGGGCTCGTCCGCGCCGCGCCCGTCCGTCGCGACGTGCAGCGCCTCCGTGAGCGTCACCCAGAGCTCGTAGTGCACGAGGGAGCTGTGGTTGCCGGCGAGCAGCAGCGCGAACGCCTTCCGGACGGCCATCCGGGCGCCGACGCGGTCGCCCGCGATCATCAGGAGCACCGCCGCGTGGTCGCGCCACTGCTGGTGCGCCATCCGGGCGGCGGGCCACTCGGCCTCGTCCCGGGCGACGGCGTCGCAGGCGCAGGCGAGCCGGCGGAGGCGCTGCAGGCTGGGCTCCCGGCGGACGCCCTCCAGCGCCTCCCGGACCTCGTGCCTGAGCGGGTGGTTCCGCGGCGCCGCGAGGGCCGCCTCGGCCGCCGCGGCGGCCTGATCCAGGACGTCGCCGGGCTCGGCGCCCTGGTAGAGCTCGTCGAGGGTCAGGACGTGGTCGTGGGGGCGTGTTTGGGCTGCCCGGTCTGCGGCGAGGATCTCGGCGCGCATCTCCGCGACAGCCGCCTCGAAAGGCTGCTTGGTCATCATTCGGTCCCTTGGCCGGTACGCCCCGGACGATCCGTTGGCGCAGGTTGGAGACCGTACTAGCAGGGGATTCCTTACTCGTCGGTTAAAGGAGGGCGCCAGCTATCCTGGTATAGGCGCTCGTTCTCGGCGGCCTCCCGCCGGGCCCGGAACGTCTCGCGCTCGGCCATGACCTCGTCGAGGACGAAGAGGGCCCGGCGGTACGTCGCGGCCGTCGCCAGGTTCCGTTCGACGATGTCGACGGCGGCCGGCCGGCCGGACGCGTGCGAGGCGGTCGTGTGGGCCTCCTGGAGCTCCACGACGCACATCAGGGCGTGTCCGAGGGCGCGCGGGTGGGCGTGCGCCGCGGCCTGTCCGAGGAACGCCAGGACGTAGTCGGGCAGCCCGTGCTTCGCGATGCGGTCCCGGGACGTCGAGCGCCGGTTGAGCTGCATGAGGCGCGCGAGGCCATTGATCCACTCGTGCCCCAGGACGCGGGTCGCGGCGTCGTCAACGGCCTCGACAAGGTCCTGGGCGACCTCGGCCTGCGTGAGCACCCGGCCGCCGGCGTGGTACTCGCGCCCGATCAGCGTGATGGGGTCCCCGTCGTATGTGCCGATGGTGGTGCCCTTGGGGGCCTGGGGCATGGGAGTGAGGACGAGGCGGGGCATGCGGGGCTCCTGACGTGCGGAAGGGCGGCCCCGGCGGGACCGCCCCGATGGTGTGCTCGCCGTGGCGTTGGGCGTCAGGCGTAGACGGAGCGCGGGACGACGACGAAGCGCTGCCGCTGGTGGCGCCGGTCGATGAGCAGGTGCGTCCCGTCCCAGGACCTGACGTCGATCCCGTTGCCGATGTGGGCCGGGACGTCGCCGCCGTACGTCGGCAGGTCCGCGAGGTCGAGGCCGCCCTCGGTCGTAGCGACGCCCTGGTCGCGGCAGGCCTCGGCGTAGTCCTCGACCGCATCCCAGAGGCGGAGGAGGGAGGGCGCCGCGAGGGCGCGCTCCACGGTGGTCCGGAGGGTTTGGGTCATGTCCGCCCCCTCAGGCGCCGCGGCCGGCGTTGATGTCGGCGAGGTCGCGCTTGGCTAGGATCTTGCGCAGCGCGGCCAGCAGGGGCGTCTCGTCGAGGCGCTGGACCCTGGCGAGGGCACGCACGCCGTCGCCGTCCTGCCCGGCCAGGCACCAGTCGGCCCACTCGCGGGCGCTGGCGAACCGGCCGGCACCGTCCTCGGACGGGTCGGAGGCGAGGGCCTCGTCGGCGATGTCCCGGACGACGTCGGCCGCGGTGACGTACTCGATGGCGAGGTCGCCCTTGGCCGCCTCGACGGTCTTGCCGAGGCTGTCGGCGAGCTCGGCGTAGCTGCCGTAGCCGGCCGAGCGGGCGTACCCGTCGAGGGCCTGCTCGATGGTCTCGACCTCGAAGACCTGGCTGGCGGCGGGGGTGTCGATGCGGATGTAGGACATGGTGGTCTCGATCCCTGTGGTCGGAAGGCCCGGACGCTCCGTGGCCTCACAATGTCATATTTAGAGCGACATTAACCGAGTTGCAAGTGCTGAAACGAAAAAGGCCCGCCTAGCGGCGAGCCTCTCTCGTTCGCCCTCCCGTCGGGAGGTTTGCGTTCCCCGCAGTCGCGGGGATCATCCGGCTGGTCTGCCCTCCCGCGGGGGGAGGATCGCAGGTCGCCCCGAGCGAGTGGGGGCCGTCCGGGGTTGCCCTCCCGAGGGGGAGGAGTGAGACACTGGTGGGTCTGGACCCGCTTCGGTCTGGTCTGCCCCCCGCCGAAGCGTGGGACGTCACGATCATCTGGTTCCCCCGCCAGCGCCGTCAAGACCTCCAGCCACTCGCATTGTGGATAGCGAGCCCGAGGGGGAGCCTCCCGTCAGGCGGAGCGGGAGGCGATTCGGATGGGCGAGCGCGAGTTCTACTGGGTGCGGGTCAAGGGCGAGGATGCCGACGCACTGGCCGAGGTGACGACGAACGCGAAGGGCGTCCGCCACTTCATGCTGCCGGGGCGCTTCCTGCCCCGCTACGAGGGGCAGGTCGACATCGTGGCGCGCGTCTCGGCGCCGGGCGAGCCCCTCTCCCCCGGGGACGAGGCCGCCGTCCTGGATCGCGCCATTGAGCGCATGGGGTGGCCGGAAATCCGGGCGTACGAGGCCGAACTCGCCCGCGGGCAGGGCGTCGCCGAGGACGCGGGCGGCTACATGCTGCGGGCGCTCCGTCGCCTGTTCGGGCTGCCGCCGAATCGCTCGCGAATCCAGACGTACCGGGACGCGGCGCGCGCCCTCGTCCGGAGGGCGGCCTGATGCTGACGGACGTAGAGCTCCAGGGCCTCGCCCGCACCGTGGCCGACCTGCCGCCGGATCAGGAACGCGCCGTCGCCGACGCGGTCGCCGAGATCCGCGCCGAGCGCGCCCGGCTGGATGAGGAGCGCCTCGCCGGCCTCCGGTCGATGACCGACCTGCAGGTGGTGACCCTGATGCGGGTGCAGGACCTCCCGGGCGAGGCGGCCGTGACGCTCCTGCGCGAGGCCGGCTTCGTCCGGGCCGCCGTCCTGGAGAAGGCCTACCGCGAGGGTTACGAGCGCGGCGCCTTTGACGCCCACACCGGCCCCGGGGCGGTGCCAACCCTGCCGGACGAGGACGACCTCGACTACGTCGCGATGCGCCGATGCGACCTCGCCGACCTGATGAAGGGGTGGTGACATGACCGAGCGCGAGACCCTGACCCTGGTCCGGCTCGCCCCGGTGTTCGAGGCGCACGCCGTCCCGGCCGGGGACCGCCCCTTCCTCTACCGGGCCTTCGACCGCCTGATCGAGGATGACTACGACAACGAGACCGTTGCCGGCGCCGTCGCCAACGGGGTCGTGGGCGCCGACGCCTACGAGGACCTCCTGCAGCAGCACGACCGAGGGCACCGTCGGAACCGTGCCTGGTTCCGTGCGCAGGCGTTCGAGGACGCGGTCCCGACCCGGCGAGGCCGCGCCCTGCTGCGGGACCTAGTGGCGGTCAACCCCGACTGGCAGGACCCCGCATGACCGTTGCCGCCCGCCAGGCGCTGCGGATGCCGGACCTGTCGGCGGTCCCGGCGCCGCTCGCCCAGCTCGCGGAGTGGCACCGGGCCGCCTGCCGCGTCGCGGAGCGCCACGGCCTCAACATGGGTGACCCGGCGGACCACCCGCGCATCGCCGCCCTCATGGGGTGGACCCTGGGCGAGGTGGCCGGCCATGCCGCGCGCCGGGAGGGCGCGCCCCCCTTCCTCGCGCGCTAGGGGCCGGGGGGCGCGAACTTGATGTGCGCGTCCTCGGGGAACTCCTGGGCGTCGAGATACTCGATGACGCGGGCCTCCAGGTCCGACGCCGTCTCCTCGCGCGGCTGCTGCTTGAGCGCCCACCCCCGACCGGGATGGAGCACATCCCACATCGGCACCAGGCCGGCGCGGCGGCCGCCGCCCGGATCGTGGTTTCCGAAACCGTCGAGCATGCGGTTCCAGACCGGCTGGAACTTGCCGATCAGCAGCGTCTCGCCCAGGGGTATCCAGATGTCGTCGACGACGAGCCAGCGCGCCGCGAAGTCGTCAATGTCGAGGTTCTCCGCCGCCACCACGCTCTCGGCGTGCTCGCGCAGGCGGTTGTGCAGGAATCGGCCCCGGATCTCGGAGAAGACCGAGGCCCCGCGCCGGCCGCCCGAGGGGATGGCCTTCCCGATGTAGATCGGGATGGTCCATGCCTCGGCGTTCGCCTCGGCCAGGCGCGCGTATGCGGGGTGGTCGCCGTCATAGTAGATGACGTAGATGCCGGCGCCCTCGAACGCCGGGAGCTCGCCGAGCGGGTGCGCCTCCCGATCCAGCAGCGCCTCGGCGACGCTCTTGCCGAGGTTGACCTTCGACAGCGGGTTGTAGGCGTCGCTCAAGCCCTGGCCGCCTTGTCGAGATGCTTCTTCACGGCCACGCCGATGACCTCGCCGAGGGTGGTCGGGACCGCGTTGCCGAGTTGGCGCATCGCCTCCGACCAAGGGCCGGTGAACCGCCACTGGTCGGGGAACGCCTGCAGCCGGGCGGCCTCGCGGACGGTGAAGTAGCGGACCGAACCATCGAACTTCCGCATCATGTTCTCGCCGCCCGGGACTCCATGGACGCCCGCCTTGAGCGCCTTGGCGGGCTCGTCGATGGGCGATCCGGTGTGCCCCGCATAGCTCTTGGCGCCGGGTTGGTAGCGGTGGCCGTCCAGCATCGCGGCCGTGCTCCTGTCCCGCTCCGGGTCCGACAACCCCCAAAGGGCATCACGGACCGTGCGCCACGGCTTCTCGGCCGGAGTGATGAGCATGGCCGCGTTCCTGGACGCCATACGCACCGGCATCACGCGCTCGCGCAGCGGCACCTCGTGCTGGTCCCAATAGTCGCCTCGCAACTTGCTCAGGATCAGCGCCTCCTGGCTGTGGGTCGCGCGAGGAAAATAGAAGTCGGCGTGCACATCCGCCCGGAAGCCGACGAACACGACCCGGTGCCGGCGCTGCGCCACGCCGTAGTCGGCCGCGTCGAGGAGCTCGAACACCACGCGGTACTCGACCTCGCCACCGTTGGTGTGGTGGCGCTGGAGGCGACCGAGGTGATCCCGCCATTCCTCGCCGTCGCGCTTGGCCAGGGACGGGTGCTGTAGTTGGAGAAGGACGTAGCCGAGGTACGTCGCGAACGCCTCGCGGAGCAGGCCGCGCACGTTCTCGAACACGAACGAGCGCGGCCTCGCCTGGCGGACGGCCCGGACCGCCTCGGGCCACATGTCGCGGTGGTCGTCGTGGGCGCGGTGCTCGCCGCCGATGCTGAACGGCTGGCAGGGCGGTCCGCCGGAGATCAGGTCGAGCCTGCCCTCGTAGGGACGGAAATCGACTTCGCGGACATCGCCCTCGAAGGGAATCGGCCAGTTCCGGCCGGGCGAATTCCGCCAGGACTTGTTGGCGAGGAGCGTGGCGCAGCAGTGGCTATCCCGCTCGACGACGAGCTCGGGCTTGAAGCCGGCCTTGCTCAAGCCAAGGGCCAGCCCCCCGGCCCCGGCGAACAGTTCTACCGCGCGCACGCTCTACTCCCGGGGACCAAGGAACGCTTCGATTGTGCTTCGAAGTCGTTCGAGGTCCCTTAACCCGCACTCCCAAACCGTTAGGACTCGCCAGCCCAGGCGAGTCAATTCCGCTTCGTTGCGAAGGTCACGCGCGCGGTTCGCTTCGAACTTCGGTCCCCAGAATTCGAGCCTGGACTTCGGGGTGCGGGTCAGCGGGCACGCCGGGTCCGGGTGCCGGTGCCAGAAGCAACCGTGCACGAGGATGACGGCGCGGCGGCCAGGGAAGACTATGTCGGGCCTGCCCGGGAGGTCTTTGCGGTGGAGCCGGTAGCGGTAGCCCATCCCGTGGACGAGGCGGCGCACCCGCATCTCGGGCTTGGTGTCCTTGTTCCGGACACGACCCATCCGCTCGCTGCGCTGCTCCGGGGAAAGGGTGTCGGTCAGTGATGCCTCCTCGCCGGCCCGGCGTTGGTCAGCGCGCGAAGGATCGCCTCAAGATGGCTGTCCGCGCCGCACGGAGGGGACATCTTCGTATGGCCCCCCAATGTCGAGAAGGCCGCACCATGGACCAGGCGACATCCGAGGCCGATACTCGCCGAGGCTCGCCGACGGCCACGAACCGTTCGGCCGGCTTCCTCCAGCGTGAATTGGAGCGCCTGAAGGCTGTGATCCCGAGCCAGATTGCCCACGAGCAGGTGTCATGGGCGCTCGACCAGCGGTTGCTGCGCCTATACCGGAACGGGGTTTACGTGACGGAACTGGGGCGCCTCCTGGGCCTCCTGGGCGTGCGAGCCAACACCGTCGACAGGCGCATCAAGCGGGCGAAAGCGCGCGAGGGCAGGCGCAGCCCCATCGAGCGCTATCTGGCCGACAACAGCGATGTCCTCGAACTGACGGCGGCGTCCCTCCCTGCTCAGAGTCTCCCGCCCTTCCTGAAGCCTTGGACCAGGGGCTGAGCGGCCGACGACCCCCGCGGCGTTGCGACCCGACGCCGACACCCCGTCGCGGCGTTATTCCGTCGTCCCGGGACGAGGAGCGCGATGGGCTGGCACCGAGACGACATCGAGCTCTTCGTGGCCGGATGCCGGCCGCTCGGTGTCGTAGCGCTCCTAGCGAACGTCGAGCGCGCGCTATCGGAGGACGGCTTGGCATGCGTCGCGTCACCGCTGGCGGCGTGGCAGAGGCGCCGGTCGCGCACCCGCCTATTCCGGTCCTGGCTCAAGCCGGATTAACCCGACCAGCCGCATTCGCAGGGACCGCCTCACCAGGCGGCAACCCTGGCAGTAGGTAGGTCGGCCCGATTCGGATCCCGGTAACCCGCTGCGCCCAGGGTTCGCCCGACTGAGGATGGGGGCGCGCCATGGACGAGTTCGCTTACGAGGTATTTCAAACCGACCCGGAGCTGTCCGCGGAGACCAATGAGGTGATCCGCCTCGTGCGGGGGCAACTGCTCGCGGCTCAGGACGAGATCCTTCGCCAGGTGAAGGTCACGCCGGACATGCCGGAGCGCATGATGCTGCAGGTCCTGGAGGCACGCCTCGGGGAGAGTCGCGAGGCCAGTGAAGACCTGACCCGCAGAATCAGCGAGGCGGGCGGTCCCGACGAGAACCGGCTGCACAGGTATCTCTACGACGTCCTCTATCGTGGGATGAGCCGACGCATCGACGCGCGCGTCCGCGACGCTCTCCTCCTGATCGACCAAGGCATCAAGCCTGGCACCGTGCCTCGGGCGACCGGGTTCCACCCGGGCAGGGAGACGCCCTACCTGCGGAGGCTCGAATTCAAGAGGGCCGTCGAGCTCGCAGCCGAGCAGCACGCCGAATGGGCCGCCAACGAAGCCGCTGAGGCGAGCCGCCGGGAGGATGAGTGGCTGATTCGCCGAATTTCCGGCGAGACCCCCTTGTGA